TGTGTTCTTCAACTTCATCGAAGCCCATTACGACATTTTCAAAGAGCAGGATGGAGTGACCCTCCAGCAGGCTTACGATATGTATAAGACATGGACCGCTGAATCTGGCTTCGACTACGCAATGAACCGGATGAAGCTTCGAGAAGAATTGAGCAACTACTTCAAGAACTTCGAAGAACGTGCAATGGTGAATGATGTCCGAGTCCGTTCATGGTACTCGGGCTTCACCGCCGAGAAATATAAAGCACCAACCAAGAAGGATGAGAAGACGTTCTCACTCGTCATGGATGAGACAGAATCGATTCTTGATGATCTGTACTCAGAACAACCTGCCCAATACACGACTGTCAATGAGACGCCCCTCAAGAAATGGTCGGATGTAACAACAAAATTGGATGAGATTGACACAACTAAGTTGCACTATGTGAAGCCTCCGGCCAACCACATTGTGATCGACTTCGATCTGAAGGATGCGAATGGCGCAAAGTCAGCAGAGCGAAATCTCGAAGCTGCTAGCTCATGGCCCAGTACTTACGCTGAGTACAGCAAGAGTGGGGCTGGAGTGCATCTCCATTATATCTACGATGGGGATGTTTCCGAGCTCAGTCGCGTTTATGATGATGGGATCGAGGTTAAGGTCTTCACGGGGGATAGTTCCCTACGAAGGCGTTTACTCAAATGTAACAACATCCCAGTTGCGGTCATCTCATCTGGTCTTCCCCTGAAGGAGAAGAAAGTGATCAACACCGAAGTAGTCAAGAGCGAACGAACAATTCGCAACTTGATTGATCGGAATCTTCGTAAGCAGATTCATACTGGGACCAAACCCAGTATCGATTTCATCAAGAAAATCCTTGACGAATCCTATGCATCAGGTCTCTCATATGACGTGAGTGATCTGAAGCAGGTAGTTCTGCAGTTTGCGGCAAGAAGTACCAATCAGCCTCTCGTCTGCATCAAGCTTGTCAAGGAGATGAAGTTCAAATCGGCAGATCGTCCGGAGAATGATGTTGAAGTGACTCCTTCGGCACTCATCGAGCATGAGGCTCCGGCTGACGACGAGATCTACTTCTATGACGTGGAAGTCTTCCCGAATCTCTTCATGATCTGCTACAAGAAACGTGGCAGTGACATTGTGATTCGGATGATCAACCCAACGCCCATGCAGGTAGCGCAGCTGCTAAAGCTTAAGCTTGTTGGGTTCTATAACCGGAAGTACGACAATCATATTCTCTGGGCTGCCTACATGGGATTCAAGCTTCCAGAGATCTACCAAGTCAGTAAGCGTCTCGTTAGTGGTGATCCGAATGCATATTTCGGCGAGGCATACAACATCTCCTATGCGGATATCCTTGACTTCTCGACCAAGAAGCAGAGCCTGAAGAAGTTCCAGATCGAACTTGGTTTGGTTCATAAGGAGCTTGGCCTCCCTTGGGATCAGCCAGTTCCGGAAGAGCTTTGGGATCAGGTTGAAGAATACTGCGTCAATGACGTTATCACCACCGAACAGGTCTTCGAATCACGTATTCAGGACTTTATGGCTCGTCAGATTCTATCGGATCTGAGTGGGTTGTCAGTTAACGACACCACTCAGCGTCATACTGCACGAATCATCTTCGGTGATGATCGTCGTCCTTGGGAGAAGTTCGAATACGTAAATCTCTCGGAAATGTTCCCTGGGTATAAATACAGCTTCGGGAAGAGTACCTATAAAGGTGTTGAAGTTGGCGAAGGAGGTTTTGTCGATGCCGATCCTGGTATCTACGAAGATGTCGTACTTCTTGACGTAACCTCAATGCATCCGAACAGTCTGATCAACATGAACCACTTTGGTCCATACACGCCGAAGTTTAAGGCTCTGTTGGATGCTCGTGTGGCAATCAAGAATAAGGACTATGAAGCGGCTTCTAAGATGCTGGATGGAAAACTGGTTCCGTATCTGAAGAACAAGGACGATGCAGAAGCTCTTTCCAACGCTCTGAAGATTACAGTCAACATCGTTTACGGTATGACTTCGGCGAAGTTCCAGAACCCATTCAAGGACCCTCGTAACGTCGATAATATCGTGGCAAAGCGTGGCGCTCTGTTTATGATCGACCTGAAGGAGTACGTCAACTCTCTAGGGTATGATGTGGTCCACATCAAGACCGACTCGATCAAAATCCCTGGAGCTACTCCAGAGGTTATTCAGAAGGTTATGGAGTTTGGTAAGAAGTATGGCTACAACTTCGAGCACGAGAAAACCTTCAGCAAGTTTGCTCTGGTAAACAAGGCTGTATATATCGGCAAGATCGGTTGGGCGGCTAAGGAAAAGGATATTGGAAAGTGGGATGCCGTTGGTACTCAATTCCAACATCCTTACGTCTACAAGACTCTCTTCAGCAAAGAGCCGATTGAGTTCAGGGACAAGTGTGAAGAGAAGCATGTTAAGACGGCTCTGTACTTGGACTTCTCTAGCGACAGCGAAATGATGGTCAATGATACTGGTGAACGTAACTTGAAGTTCATCGGTAAGGGCGGATTGTTCTGCCCGATCAAAGATGGTCATGGCGGTGCTCTGCTCCTTCGTGAGAAGGACGGTAAGTACGATGCCGCAACGGGAAGCAAGGGTTATCACTGGCTGGAAGCTGACTATGTGAAGACGCTTGGTAAGGAGAACGATATTGATGAATCGTACTTCAAGAATCTTGTCGATGCAGCTGTAGAGACCATCTCCGAGTTCGGAGATTTTGAGGCTCTTGTCGATGACGGAAATCTCGTAGCAGTAGTATGAAATAAGAGTGGGGTGCTAGTACAGGCCCCACTCATTCTTGAAGGAGTAGATGATGAAAAAAGAAGTAGTGCATTTTGAATGCGACAACTGTCATGAAACTTCGCCCGAAGAAGATGTGGCTGGGCATCCTCGACGAAACACGTTGCCCGAAGACTGGGCTCATATCGTAGGAAACACAAACCACACTCGCCTGTTCGATCTTGATCTCTGCACCAAGTGTGTTGAGGTCATGCGGAAGGCACTTTTGAGGAGAGCAAAGAAGTGACCGAAAGCATTGAAATCCCAATCGAAAAAATCGTTGACGGAGAGGTGGTTACAGTAGACACCAAAACCGTCCCCATTATTACGGAGAAAGCAAAAATTGAATAGTGCACAACCCCACACCGTTAATGGACCTTGCTGGTGCAAGCAGTCCGTCCCTGTCATGGTTGATGGGGAGAAGGTGGGAAATGCTCAGATCGATCACACGGGAATGCTGGTAGCATCCATCACTTCCCCGGTCTTGGCAAAGAAGTTTACGGAAGGTGTCACCGAGAACCTTTCGATCATGACGAAGTATAAAGAACCCGAAGCATTCGTGACTCCCACGATCAACAAGTTCTAACCCAAATCTTAGCGGTCTGAAACGGCAGATAAGAACCTGGGTTAGAGTGCTGGCCGTGTTGGGCACATCTGGTCCTACCTGACTCGGGTCACCGCAACACTCACTCTAAATCAAATATCAGTTCTAGGAGAACTAAAAATCATGACTAAGCGCTACATTGAGAACGTCACCATCGAGAACGCCCAGATTACCTGGAAGAACTTCTCGGGTGAGCAGCGCATGTACAACAATGCTGGGGATCGTAACTTTGCAATCATTCTCGATTTGGATCAAGCATCAGCCTTGGCCGATATGGGATACAAGGTTAAAATCAGTGAGGCAACCGAGGAATACCCGGCACGAGCTGTTCTTCCAGTAAAGATCAAATACACTGAGCGGTCCAAGCCTCGTATCAAGATGTTGATTCAGCAGGGAACCAAGCAGGTAACCCTCGATGAGGATTCTCTGTTTGCTCTCGACTACGCAAACATCGAGAAGGTCGATGCTATCGTTCGGGCAAACCAGTATGACTGGAATGGAAAACAGGGAGTCACCAACTACCTGAATGCTCTCTACGTCACCATCCGTGAGGATGAGTTGGAGCGCAAGTATGCCGAGATCCCTGAGGCAGACATGAAGGGCAACGTGCTCGCTCTCGAATCGGGTGCAGCAAATGATCCGTGGGGGACTCCCGGAGGAGACGACATCCTCGAAGAGGCTCCTCTCGAACTCGAGCGCGGCTTCTAAGTAATACCTTGAGGGGCGGTGGGATAGTCCTGCCGCCCCTTATAACTCTTGAAAGAGACAGATGGCTCAGAAGAAAAAGAAACAAGTCTCGGGTAATCCACAACTCGAGAACGATCCGATTGCTAAGGAGTTGTATGGAATTCTCAGACGATCCGTCGAGCTTACACAGAAACTCCAAGACGATCCCAGAATCACCCAAGAGCAGTGGGAATGGTTCCGTGGAGGAGTTTTATCGTCAATGGCGATCTACTCCATTCTCATGGAAAAACCAAATGCCTTCGGTCTTCTCATCAACGAGTACGATCAAGCTCTGCTTTGCCCCACCTGCGCCGGACCTAATCGAACGGTTAAAGGTATTACTTGCCCGACATGTGGTTGTCCTCCCCGCGACTAAAGGAGAAATTAGATGAAGTACTATAAGCGCGCCGATGGAACTCGATGCCAGGCCATCCAGTTTAATGGCAAAGGTGACGAGAACACCATCTGGATCATTGGCTTCCTTACCGGTAAGGATATCTACACTTACTGGGTTGATCAGGAGAAGACTGATCAGTGGTTCGAGAACGAAGATGGTGAGGCTGAAGAGATCATCATCCCCGAACATCTCAAGCTTGTCCGAGAGTTCGGACTCAATGAGGAGACTGGCGAGAGAGTCGAGCTCGGTGTTGACCAATGCTATCTCGGCGACTATGTGGTCGAACGTGATGGAGACTACTACATCACAAACAAGGACATTTTCGAAGCGATCTATGAAGAGGTGAAGATATGACTTTCAATATCGGTGACCTTAGCGAACATATCAAACACATTAAGCGTGTTGCGCCGATACATCCAGCAATGCACTACAATGGCCCCGAGGCCGTTGAACGAATTGTTCAGTGGGTTCTCATCAATGGGGGATCTGCAGGACTAATTCTAACCCCTTGGGCTGAGGATACCCGAGAAGGCTTCATCCAAGTCAATTCGAGAGATGGGCGTTCTATTCAGGTCTATCCCGGAGAATGGGTATATCTCGACACCTTCAACCACCAGTTCAATCGTCTTCCAGACCATGCGAAAAACAACGAATACGAAGAGGTAAAAAGTTAATGGACAACATACAAATTCTAACCTGGGTACTCGGTGCTGTAGGAATCACCGGGTTCATCCTCGCAGGCAACAAGGTCTGGTGGGCTTGGCTTGTAAACCTCGGCTGCCAGGTTCTCTGGATCGCCTATGCGATACTCTCGCATCAACCGGCATTCTTCGTGACCGCCATGTTCTACTCAGCAGTCTTTGGGTGGAACTCATGGAAATGGATTCGAGAGCGATATAAGGGCGAGAATAATCTCATAGCCCATGCCCGTCACGAACTCGAACTCATCGGTGAAGAGAAAAATGTCATTGACTGGTATGTACGAGTGATCAAAGAATATTCATCCTTCGGTCATTCGGGTGGTTCCCACATGGCTGTTATGCCATCGTTGACCCGTCTCTTGAACTACATGCCTCTATCGCCAATTACGGATGACCCAAATGAGTGGTTCTATCATGGTCCTGAGATTTGGGGAGCTCCAGGAGGTATCTGGCAAAACAAGAGGGATGGTCGTTGCTTCTCAGCTGATGGAGGAAAGACGTTCACTATGAATGATGATCCGCTGGATGAGGATGGTAAGAGGCCAATCCACTTCTCCTTTGCGAACGTATAATGCCTACGTTCCAAAAAATTGAAACAGTCGATGCCCGTCAGTTTACTGGTGGGATACAAAATGGAACTGATCTAACATTCTGGATTCAATCCCATGAAGGGCGTTCGAGTTGGAGACCTCAAAACGGACGCTTTGCTGAACATATCAAGATCGATAGTGATCAGCTTTACAAGTTCCAATACGCATACGTAGGGGACTGGATTATGCACAAACAAGACGGCAGCTTCGCGGTAGTCCGTCAGCAAGAACTAGATGCAGAGTACAACCAGGTCTAAGTAGAAAGTAATACAGGGGGCAGTTCAAAGGTGAGTCTTAAACCAGTATTCAAGCCAGCATGTCCGAAGTGCAATTTCGAATTGCGCTACCACTTTAGAGATCCGGAAATGCATCCGGATAAGTGGGTTCTCACTCAGGAGAGCCGGGATCATCTGGCTACTGGGCACATTGCGGAAGTAGTCTCACTTAACAAAGCAAGGGTCTCACGTCCTCGCTTCAAGCGAAACATACGAAAACCACGCAGGGTAGCCTAACTAAATAGACAATTAAATAGAGAGCAGGGGTGGGATCTAAGCATCTCACCCCTGCTTTTATCGCGGATTTTGAAAGGGTCTCAGTCTTAATGCAAGAAGAATGGGTAGAGATTGAGGGCTACCCAAACTACGCAGTCAGCAACCTTGGCCGCGTAGCAAATTTACAGCGCGACAGACTACTGCAGTTGCGCCCGAATGAAGATGGGCTTCTACGAGTTTCTCTCTCATTCGAAGGTCGTGTACGAGATTTCTACGTACACCGCCTAGTTGCCTCGGCGTTCTTTCCTGAGTACAACCCGAGGGAACAAGTCACACACTATGACAAAAACAAATTGAATAATGCCGTCGATAATCTTTGCCTTCGAAAGCAAGTTCGTTACGAATCACCTAGGATCATTCGACCTCGGGGCGGACGTCGAGTATTGATCAAGGAGACCGGACAGGTCTTTCGGACTGCTCGTGATTGTGCAAATTTTATCGATGGAGATTATGGGAGTGTTTACGCGTGCCTTCGGGGGGACCGTCGTTCTCATATGGGTTATACCTTTGATTACTACGATTAATAAGGACAAGCTGTGATTATTATTTGTGATTGCACCAACACCAATTGCACGGGATGCAAGGAAGACACCCCTATGGGTTGGGTGCACGTCGTCTCTTCTCAGATCTAATGTTGTTGCATGTTCACCGATTTTGTGGAATTCAAACACCCCACTACGGTCATATGTTCTATCGCGATCCTGGTATTTATGCTGGGAGTACTACCTATCAGTGTCCAGGATGGACATATGAGAATGCTTTTCAAGAAGTTAAGGAATGGAATGCCTGAACTAAAAACCAAATCCTGTGGATGGAAGATCGATCATCATGCACACCATGTTGTTCAATTGAGCCAGGATAGTTTTAACTGTCCGGGCTATGACACACAACTGGAAGAAGCTCGATACTGGTCTGAGCATGGTGGGTAATGCCTGCGGTAGAACTAGCAAAACATCAGCTTAAAGCAATCGAGGAGATGAAGAATGGTTGTATTCTCAACGGAGACGTTGGAACAGGTAAGTCGCGTACAGCAGTCGCTTACTACTTGCTTAAAGTATGTAAGGGAAATGTACGAGTCAATGGTTTCGGCGATTTCGAAGCTATGCAACGCCCTCGAGACCTATATATCATCACCACAGCGAAGAAACGTGACAAGCTGGAGTGGGAAGAAGAGTGTGCTCCCTTCGGTCTCTCGACTAAATTCGAGTTGGGACACTCGGGGACACAGGTCTTCGTGGACTCGTGGAATAACATCGCAAAGTATCAGGATGTAGAGAATGCATTCTTCATCTTTGACGAGCAGAGACTTGTGGGATCGGGCAGTTGGGTCAAGGCGTTTCTCAAGATTGCAAAGCATAATGAGTGGATCTTACTTTCGGCCACTCCAGGAGACACATGGATGGACTACTGTCCAGTGTTCGTGGCTAATGGTTTCTACAAGAACAAAACCGAGTTCACCAATCAACACGCTGTTTACAAGCGCTTTTCTAAATTTCCTAAGATTGAACGCTTCGTTGATACGGGAATTCTTATGCGGTATAAGAGACAGATTACTGTCTATATGCCGTACCCCCGCCATACCACCCGCCACATTAAGTACGTTCCGGTACGACACGATGAGACGCTATTCAAGAGGGTATGGCAAGACCGCTGGCATATCTATGAGGATCGACCCCTCAGAGACGTTGGCGAACTCTTCATTGTGGCGAGGAAACTGGTTAACTCCCACACCTCCCGTCTTAAAGCCATCTCCGAGCTTCTTGATCAGCACAACCGACTCATCGTCTTCTACAATTTCAACTACGAACTCGACGATCTTAGGACCCTGGCTAAACTTCATGGTATAAAGTCCGCCGAGTGGAATGGGCATAAACATGAGGAAGTCCCTAAGTCAAAGAAGTGGGTCTATCTCGTCCAGTACACGGCAGGAGCTGAAGGTTGGAACTGTATTACCACGGATGCAATGGCATTCTTCTCTCTAAACTACAGCTACAAGATAAACCATCAGTCGAAGGGACGTATCGATCGATTGAATACGCCGTACAAGGATTTGTACTACTACATCCTGAGGTCAAACAGTCTGATTGATAAAGCGATCATGCGCTCAATCATGGAGAAGAAGAACTTCAATGAAAAGGATTTGGTGAAAGCACTGTGAGTGAGAATCCACAGCCAAAGTACGGTAACCAGACTATGATTACGCTGATGTGTAGGCGAGTAGAACTGCCTATGGCCGTAGGAAGGCGTATCTTCGCTTTGGCTTTGGAGCACAGTTTCCACATCAACCGTCCAGTCGACATGGTTCTCGTAGCTCAGGCCATCAGCTACACCGCAAAGAACCGTCATCTATTGAAAAGGAATTACCAGTAATGATGAAAGCAATCCGAATCACCAAGGATAACAAGGCGAAGCTGGAAGCTCAGTTCCACATGGATCAGGGCGAGCTTGAGCTCTCCTCCGGAATGTATCTCGTGGCAGGTGATGGGAACTCCCAGTATGAGGGCGTGTTGAAGCCTGCAGCTCTTTCGGACAAGTACTTCCGAACGGGCAAGAAGCTGGCAAATGACTGGATCGAACTGATGCCGAAGGAAGGCATTCCGACCAGTCCTCTCTTCAGCCATGCCTAAGAAACCCAGGCAGAAGTGGAAGGTTCTCCCCGACTTTCCTTTGTACGAGATCAATCAGTATGGGGATGTGCGTCATGCCGATACTAAGACTCGGCTAATACGTAGAGAGCAGTTCGGGAAGCAGTGGTATCCATTGCGTAAGGACAGTCTTGTTTGGATTAAGAGTCCTAATGATCTGCTCTCTACTATCCCCGAATTCTCGTTCTAACGCAAGATCTACACAGTTTATAATGAGAGATAAGAGACCCGTAACAAGGTCTCTTATCTTTTTCACTCTTGAAAGGAGTAAACAGATGACTATCTTCAAGCCTTCCGAACTTCCCGTAGGTACCACGATTATCGATGAGACCGAGGGTCACTACACCAAAGAACTCGACAATGCGGGTAATGCCTTTTGGTCAACACTGGCCGTTCACTGCAGTGATTGTGCAGATGACTACGCTGTTGAGAATGACAAGGCCGATGAGTTCTTCAAAAACTTCACGATCTCTTGCGTTCCTTGGCAAGTTGCATGGGAGCTGGCTCTCAATCTCCTGGACGAGTACGGGTCAACCTCTGATCTTACTTGGAATGAGGATAAGAAGGAGTGGGAGCCGGTTGGACCGATAACAATCGAAGGTCTAATCAAAGATGCTATGGATGAGACTGTTGAAATTCAGCAAGAGGAGTGGGAACAATTTCAAATTGAGAAGGCTCAACGAGCTCTTGAAGATCAGAGCGATGCGATTCGATGGGGACGTAATGACACCTAAACCATCCATTATGGCTCGAGCGAAAGGTTATGGTCGGTTGGCTGATATCGAACGCAATGAACAGCGGGAGCTCGACTGGAGGCCTGTCCCGGGGTTTCCTGAGTACGAGGTAAACGCTAACCGGCAGGTACGTCGAACCACTACCAAAGCTCCCTCACAGCCCTACAAGTACATGCTCCGGCCCAATGAGGGCGAGTTCGTTGACTTCTGGATCAGCGGACAGAAACACACAATCTCACTAGACAGCATCATGAGTGCTGCATGGCCCAAGGAGAATTCAGATGACTAAAGAACGTAACTACGAGTTTCGATCAGTTCCCGGAGTCGCCGACAGTCTCAAAGTAAGTCGTGACGGTGACGTACAGATCGACGGTAAAGACTACTGCAATGTAAATGAGATACGTAGGCATGATGGATCGTACATAACTATTCAGATGGCAATCCACCTTGCCTTCCCGGACATCTCGATGCGCTACACCCCGACGCGATGATTCCATCACAATTGGTTGAGATAAGTCCATTCGTAGCGCAGATCAATCAGACTGCTTTCGAGAAACTTCGGGATGAATGCCATCTGAGTGAGGAATGGATAACTGACAACTTCGAAATTATTTGGGATGCGAAGGTCAAGAAATGATTCGTGTTGAGATCCATGCGGTTGATGGAAGTATGCTTGCCGAGTTTCCGATGCCCTTTGCACCGAGGATCAACGACAACATCGACCTGAAGGACGGAAAGACATGGCTGGTAACGGGAGTGACGTGGGTGGTCGACCCGATCATGCAAGACCCGTACGGCGGACAGATTTACAAACTGTTAGTGGAAGTGATCTGACCTACTTCGAAACACCCGCGGTATCAATCGATGATGCAGTCCGCGATGCAATTGAACAGAAACAGAAAGAGCTGGGGAACTGATTTGAAGCACGTACGTTTGCCGATTTATGACCAGAGCGGATTCATGACTGGAGAGACGCTGGAGGTGGATCTCAATTTCTTTCTTCCATCCAATCCAGCTTTGAAGTCAAACATGGCTAGGGTGATTAGTAGGGAAGTATTTCGACATGACCCTATTCAGGAACCTCTTGCCGAGTGGGAGAAGGAACTGCTCGGGGTTACCGAAGAGTCTGTAGACGAAGAGGTAGGACTCGAACCTACAGACAACGTCGAGATTGAATGGCGAGATCTTGAAATTGGTCCGACCAGAGCATTCGAAATCAGCCAAACAGGTGTTATTCGAATCAAGGGGAAAGAGAAAGTCCTTGAACCTAACTGGTGGGATATTGATCAGCTGAAGTTCAATGTCAAGATCAAAATCAACGGCATGGACTACTACATCGATGGTCCGAAGCTTGCCGATCAGATGTGGAGCAAGAAGTGAGAATTTCATCACAGCCAACAGAGGTTAAGAGGACTGTCTGGAAAGAGACAGAGACTGCTGACGGTAGGGATCTCAGTAAAGAAGAGTTTCGGAGAATCCCGGAATTCCCCGACTACGAGATCACTAAGGATGGCGACCTTCGAAGCCTTCGATCCGGCTACCTGCTGCTTGAAACGCAGAGACCGGGTACGGATCTTTGGTACTTCAAGTTGGTTCGACCAGACGGTAGGCAGACTAACCGATCCTGGCAGAAACTGGTATGGTTGGCCTTCCCGGAACTGAAGCCCACTCCCAAAGTGGTGGAAGCTCCTAAGGGTCGTGAGGAGAAATCTCACTGTAGGCGCGGCCATGAGTACAATGAAGAGAATACGCTAATCGATAAGCGTGGGTATCGGAATTGTCGTAAGTGCCATAACCAGAGGGCCAGAGAGCGTCGAAAAGAAGCTGCAGTGGCTGATGACGGCAGTACGGTCGGTCACAAGGTCTGGAGGGTTGCCCACAACTTCCCTCTCTATGAAGTAAACAAGAAGGGAGCCGTCCGGGAGATCAATACTGGGCGGCTCCTAACTATTTCCCGTAATAACAGAGGACGTTACTACCATCTCCGCAAGGGCAAGCAGGTGGTAGCAGTCCAACGCAAATTCCTAATCAATTCGACATTCCCGAAAGCAGACGCAGCGTGACCGATCAGTGCAGTTGTAAGAAACATGAGCCGATGACTGAGGCCGAGAAGAAGTCCGCCCTTATGGGGTTCCTAACCCTTATGTTACTCCTGGGACTAGTGGTGACATCGGTACTGCTGTTCTTTGGACTCAGTCCATTCTTCCCAAACATGTTTCTGGTCGGGCTCATCGTCCAGTTCATCTACTACGCCATGAAGGCTCATAAGGAGAACAAGAAGTGACCATCCGTCGTGGAGTGATTGAGAGTTTGGAAGACCTCAAATCTCTTGTCCTGGGTGATGTGATTGCTATCCATGACTGGGAGGATAAGTTTCCTACCATTCAGATAGCTTTGCAGAATGATACAGATCAGTGGGTTCTCGCTGGACGAAACCAAGTGTGGACTACAGAAACTTTGTATCACACAATCAAAGAAGAGAACCTTCACATGCACTTGATGAGGAGAGCTTGATGATCTACCTGATGTTTGGAAACCAGCGGCACGCATCGATCTACGCACTCCGGAAGAACCTGGACCCAAAGGCGATTCGGATCGCAACACGGGTCGATTCTCTAAAGGGTGTGAGCGGCGCTGTAACGGCTATCAGACTGCCGGAACATGTCTGGAAGCCTACAACCTTCAACTGTGAGAAGAGGGTCCGAGAAGCCGAGGATACGCTTAAGAAAATTAAGCAGGGTCGGGGCATCGTCATCGAGGAAGAGATGGCGCTGTGAAGCCTATCCCTCTAGTCCTAACAAAAAACCAAGTCGAGTGGATGAAAGTACATCTGCCCGATACTTATGAATCACACAAAAACTACATCGTTGAGGCTTGGTCTCCTGAACGACTTGATCTACTACTTAACGTGGGGGAAGCAGCAAGTGAGCAACAATTTAGAGTGGCGCCCAATCCCGAAGTTCCCAGGCTACGAGGTCTCGGCCACTCTGTTAGTGCGGTATATATCGACGAAGCGTATCATTCCGCAACGCCACACTATCGAGGGGAACAAAGTTTTGATTCATCGGAATGGATGGAACACCGAAGTGTTTGTTCACGAACAATACTTGAGTGCCTTTCCGGAGAAGCGGGATGCAGTGTACGTTAAGAAGGTGGCATAATGGGTGAACTAGCAGGATGGCTTATCTTCATCGGATACTGGATCGTGGGTATAAGTAGATTGCCCGTCTACTTCAAGCGAATCGATGCATGGATAAAGAAAGACTTTCCTTACAGCTATAACAAGGAAGACTCTTATAAGACTGCAGGTTGGGTCTCTTGGCTTCTAGTAATGGTGTGGCCATTCTACGAACTTTGGTATAACGTCCGTAAATACACTGTCCTCTGGATATTGAGTCGTGTCGACGAACCCAATGATCGAACGTAGGACTGTCGCAGATCGGGGGCCGCTCAGTGAGGAATTGACTGAGCGGCTTCGGGCCTGCATGGAAGACGAATGGCCGCTTGCCCAAATTGCGAAGACGTTCGGAGTTAGCCACCGGACAATGAAAAAGTTTTTCCCGGACTACTCAGGTATGGTGGATAAAAAGCTAACCTGGGAGATTATGCTTTTAACGAAGAAAGTAGGATTGTAGATGGGTAAGAGTTCACCGACTAAACTACAGCTAAAGCACATCCCGGACATTGTTGTACTCGAGACAGTTTTCTTTCTTCAGAACCTGTGGACAGTCTGGCCTGGAGCTTCTGGGATTGGCAGACATACAATCTTTAGTCTTGCTGATGAAGCGATGCCCGCAAAGTCACTACACTATCGCAAGAAGAAGCTCGCGAACTTCTATGAGATTGCGGAAGTACTTGAACCTATTCCAGAAAAACTGCTATTGGCTAAACTTCGGAAGCTCGAGCGACAGGGCAAACTTATCTCTTACGGACCTAGTAGTATGCACTTCAAGGTGGAACTAGACAAAATCTAGTGGCCAGTAATTGGCCAGCTGCCCACTTATTGAAAAATTTTGTGGGCACTTTCCACCCAAGTTTTGAATTTCTGGCCAGAAAAGTGGCCAATCTGCCCACTTTGGCCAAAATAAGTGGCCAGACGAAAAATTGATTTTTAGTGCTTGCGTGGGCAATGGCGGAAAAAATTGAGCCGTTTTTGGCTTGAATTTGCTTGTTTTGTTCGCTTTTAGCGTAAAAGTGCCCACACACTTGGACGAAACGTCCATAGTTGGCCACTTTGCCCACTTTTTTCTTAAAACTTTTAATCGAAGTAAAAAAGGGTATATATAAAGAGTTTTGGGTTTTAAGTGGGTTTTCTGGCCAAGTGGCCACAAGTCTGGGTTTTCCGCCATTGCCCACGTAAGGAATACATGGATTATAATAGAAGGAGTAAGATGTCTGTACTATACAGCGCCTTTCATTTTTCGTAACAGGAGAGTCTATGGCAAAAGCTAAGTCTAAGCTCGAGTCCGACTTTCAAGCTGGTCTCAAGAAAGAGTTACGAAGGTTGTTTCCTGGCTGCTTCATTATCAAGCTAGACGCTAATGAGCAACAAGGGATTCCAGACCTTCTAATTTTGTTCAATGACCGTTGGGCAATACTGGAAGCCAAGCGTGATGCCCAAGCGCCCTTCCGCCCCAACCAAGAATGGTACATCGAACAGTTTGATCGAATGTCATTCTCGTCAGTCATATACCCGGAAAACAAAGAGGTTGTACTCAATGCTCTTCAACAAGCATTCTCATCTAGAAGGAAAGCACGCGCAGTTCAGCGCAAGCAAGTACCACTGGATCAACTACGACAACGACCGGCTGCTTAAATGGGTTAAATCCCAGATGGCAGCTCTCGAGGGTAGTCGACTTCATGATCTCGCTAAGAATCTGATTCTTCTCGGGGTCAAACTCCCTCGTAATAACAAAACTTTGAGCCGGTACGTCAATGACGCAATCGGCTTTCGTATGACTCCTGAACAGATTCTGTTCTATTCATACAATTGTTTCGGAACGGCTGATGCAATCAGTTACCGTGAAGAACCAAACCTCGGTACCGTACTTCGAATCCATGACTTGAAGACTGGCATCCTCAAAGCAGATATGCGGCAGCTTATGATTTATGTTGCCCTCTTCTGTTTGGAATACGAGTTGAAACCTTTCGAGATTGATCTCATTGAGCTCCGCATTTATCAGAACGACGATGTGGTTGCTTTTATTCCTCCGAATGATGACATTGCTTACATCATGGACCGTATTAAGACTGCGGACCGTCTTATGAATGAAATGCTCGAACTCGCCGCAAGTTAGGGGGTGTCCTGAATGGGAAAAGAAACTACAGACGCAAGCTTTCTAAGACATGAAGGCATCCTGCGAAAGTCTGGCCGCTATCCTTGGGGTAGCGGTGAAAATCCTGAACAACGGTCTCGTTCGTTTAAAGGTCACATCGAAGCTCTGCAGAAACAGGGTTTGACTCCCACCGAAATCGCTAAATACTACAGCGGTGTCGATGCGGATGGCAAAGAATACAAAATGACGACGACTCAGCTTCGTGCTTTGACGTCTATCGCTAATGATCAGATTAAACGAGCTGATATTGCCCAGGCTGTAAAGCTAAAAGAAAAGGGTTATACCAATGTAAAGATTGGTGAGCTCATGGGTGGTAAAAACGAGTCTTCTGTTCGTGCTCTTCTTGCCGATGCACAAAAAGAAGACCAAAATGCGATTCTTGGTACTGCGAAACTCATCAAAGACCAAATTTCGAAGAATGAGTATGTCGACTTCGGTGCTGGAACCGAAAATCATCTTGGCGTAAGTAGTACTCGCCTCGGAACGGCTATTGCCGCTCTTAAAGAAGAAGGTTATAAGGTCCACTACATTAAACAGGAACAGATGGGTACTGGTAACTTTACCAATATCAAAGTTTTGACTGGTCCTGATAAAACCTATTCTGACGTTCTCAAAAACAAGGACAAGATCAAACCCTTGCTTGGAGATTCTGATGATGGCGGTAAATCCTTTACCAACTTCGGAATGTTGCCCCCGCTCAACGTAGACCTTAAGCGGGTAGGCGTTCGGTATGCCGAAGAAGGCGGTGCTGACAAAGACGGCGTTATTGAGATCCGTCGAGGCGTAAAAGACCTTGATATGGGGAATTCTCGATATGCCCAGGTTCGAATTGGTGTAAACGGCACTCACTACCTTAAGGGAATGGTCATGTATAATGACAACCTCCCAAATGGTGTGGATATGATCTTTAACACCAATAAGAGTGACACCGGCAACAAGCTCGATGCTATGAAGCCTCAAAAAGACGAAGAAAACCCGTTTGGGTCTGCTGTTCGTCAAATCACGAAAAAGAACAAAGATGGAACTGAAACGGTTACTTCTGCGCTCAACATTGTGAATGAAGAAGGTGACTGGACTGCATGGTCCAATAAGCTTTCCTCACAGATGCTCTCTAAGCAAAGTCCGAGCCTTGCTAAGGAACAGCTTGGAAAACGGTATGATCAGAAGAAAGCCGAATTCGACGAAATCAATTCTCTCACCAACCCTGTTGTAAAACGGAAGTTGATGGAGAAGTTCGCTGATGGAGCCGATTCTTCTGCCGTTCATCTGAAAGCAGCGGGTCTTCCTCGAACTGCCAACCATGTCATTCTCCCATTCAACAGTTTGAAGGACTATGAAGTTTATGCTCCTAATTACAAGGATGGAGAAAAGGTTGTTCTGATTCGACACCCTCATGGTGGTACTTTTGAAATCCCGGAACTCGTTGTCAACAACAAGAACCGTGAAGCCAATGCTGTAATCAAGCAGGCTAGGGATGCTATTGGTATCAACTCGAAGGTAGCAGAACGACTGTCTGGTGCAGACTTTGATGGCGATACTGTCCTTGTCATTCCCAATCCTGAAGGTAAGATCAAGTCATCTCAGCCCCTAAAGGAACTGAAGGACTTCGATCCTAAGAAGCTGTATAAGCTTCCCGATGATGCACCTAAGATGTCGGCCAAAGCCAAAGGCCAACAGATGGGCGATGTCTCTAATCTGATTACAGACATGACCATCAAGGGTGCACCATTCAATGAGATTGCTCGTGCAGTCAAGCACTCAATGGTAGTTATCGATGCTGAGAAACACCACCTCGATTATAAGCAGTCTGCTAAAGACAATGGCATTGCTGCTCTTAAGAGGGAATACCAGATGAAGCCTAACGGCAAAGCTGGTGGTGCATCGACCATTATCTCTAGGGCTAAGTCTGAAGCCAGGGTTCCTGATAGGAAACCTCGTATGGCTAAGGATGGTGGACCTATTGATAAGGCTACTGGTAAGAGGGTATGGGTAGAGACTGGTGAGACTCGGAAGGCTCTGAACCCAGCTACTGGTAAGTATGAGGATACCGGTATCCTCAAGACTACTAAGGTTAAGAAGCTTGATCTAGTAGATGATGCTTATGACCTGGTGTCTTCTAATGGCGGCACTGTTATAGAACATGTCTATGCAGACCATGCCAATAAGCTGAAGGCTCTGGCCAATGAGTCAAGGAAGGTAGCGGTTAATGTTACCCCCACTCCACAAAGCGCCTCTGCTAAGAAGGTATACGCCGTCGAAGTAGACGCCCTCCGTGGCAAACTCAACGAGGCCCTCAAGAATAAACCCCTTGAACGCCATGCCCAGCTGATAGCCGGTACTATTGTTAAGGCTAAGAGAGATGCTAATCCAGAGATGGATGCAGCTGAACTCAAGAAGATCAAGAGTCTTGCACAACAAGAAGGCCGTGCTAGAACCGGTGCTACCAAGCAGACCATTAAGATCACCCCTAAAGAATGGGATGCTATCCAGGCTGGTGCTATCAGTACCAACATGCTGGAGAAGATCCTTGACAATGCTGACATAGACAACGTCAAGGAACTGGCTACACCCAGGAAGACAGAGGTAATGGCAGGTAGTACTCTTGCTAGAGCTCAGTCCTTGCTGGCTAGTGGTAAGACACAGGCTGATGTGGCTACTATCCTTGGTGTATCTACATCAACATTGGATCGTGCTATCAATCCCAAACCAACTGAAGACTAAGAGAAAGGAAAGATGTTGGCTAAAGAAACAATGCTATCGACAGCTGACAATCCATACAATCCTTTCACTGAGTTCGATCAGTGGAACAACTGGGACCAGCAGTCAGGCTACCATACGCTGGCCTACCAAGCTAGGATCTGTGTATTCAGTGATGAATTGAGTGAACTTGATCAGATACAAGCTATCGATCATGCTATCGATGAGATACTTGAGCTCAATATCACTGGAAATTACATCAGAGTTGAAAATCCTAGCTCTAACTGAATAAATAACTGAATATACAATTCAATAAGCGGTATGGGGGGAGGGGTCTCGCAAACAGGCCCCCCTCCCTGCATCGCGGCCCTTCTAAAAAATGCCCCGGGGGAACTTTTCCGGGAACAATTTGACCCTCATCAATCTGCGAAAGGTCTCTATCATGGCAGAAACTCCCGAAAACGAAGAAGCCGTTCCCACAACCCCCAAGGTTGATTGGCTCGTTCCCAACCAGGACCTCATCGAGCGTGTTGTCGATGCTCGAATCGAAACTCTCAAGGAAGCTGAGAAGCCTTCGCGCTCTCGTTCGCGTGCTTCTGAGAAGAACGACAATAAGTAGTTAGTAGTTGTGGGGCTATCTGCCGAGGTAGCTTAAATGTCTGTGGCTGGGGCCGTGCTCTTCCCCCATGAGAGCTGAGAAATCCGGACGAATCGACGCCCACAACACTATACATGTATGACTTGATGAGGGTTTAGTTGATCTCCTAGGTGTCGATTCCGGGACGACTCTCCGCCTAGTCAGTACGTTGGGCAACGTCAGAGAACCTAAGCCCTCTTCAAGCTATACATGTAAACCCCTTACCTTTAGATGGAATTCCAGGTCTCACCGGACTTAATGGTTTTCTACGACATGATCGTTCCCTGCCGACGCGCAAATCTGGCATTCCTTCTGAGGGTAAGAAGTATGAGTATACAGTCACCATACTAGGTCCAAAGTTCCCTCATACTATGTAGGGACTCTGTGATAGAGCGTTAGATCTCACAATAAAAGTAGGACTTCATCTACCCTACACTCCTTTCAAGAGGCGTTTGTGACTTCGTGCGGTTGTAAACGTTCGAGATCTAACGTTCTATCATAGAGTTCCTACATAGATTCTTTACTTTTGCCGAATTCTACAAAGTTGCGAACATGTATTCTTTACTTTTGTCTGTTTTAGCAACTTTGTCATCATAAACATCATTACTATCGGGGGTAACACTGTGTGCACGCTTGAAACACACGCAATGATTGCTGAAAAAGCAGCCGCGGCCGAAGAAGCAAGTCAAGAAACCCCAGAACCTGTTCAGGAAGATCCGTTTTGTGGTTTGACTATCGGTCATGAACCACATTTCGACTGTCCTGGATACGTGGAGACAATTCCACAAATCAACGGTCTATAACATAGGGGAAGTATGAAGAAACTTCTGGCAATTCTTGGTTCGTCTGCATTGCTTGCCTTCGGGGCAACGGCTGTATCGGGAACTCCGGTAGCACCCGTTGTTCAGAAAGCCGAAGCAGCCTCATACACGAGCTGTTACTGGGCAATGAATGGCGGCTACTACTGCTACCGCTACGGCTGCACTTATTTCGAGAGGGTAGCACTCGGATGTTACGAGGGTTACGTTCGAATGAACACTCGAGTGTACGTCTAAAACTCTACTACTAGATATTTAAGGAGGTGATTACCTTTGACAGGCCCACGCAAACGTATCGAGCCTCCCCCACTTGAAAGAGCTCGCAAAGTCTATGACTCCGAGATCGTTGAAGAAGAGAAACCTCTTAAACGACTCCCGCGAGCAAGAAGTCCCGAGGCACGGGAAGCTCAGTTGGCAGCTATGGCTTACGACTTGGCTGAAAGACAGTTTCGTGAAGGTACTGCCTCGTCACAGGTAATCGTCCACTTCCTTAAAGTAGGCTCTACTCGTGAAAAGGTGGAGCTTCAGAAGCAGAAGCAGGAAACTCTCCTTGTCGAGGCAAAGGTTAAGGACCTTGCTAACGTCGAAGAGATGAAGAGTCTTTACATAGAAGCAATGGCTGCTATGCGTGGCTATGGAGGACATCAAGAGACGGAGACTGATGGTGATCCGAACGTATACTGAGCTAGCTAAGCTTGAATCTTTTGAAGAACGATTCAACTATCTAAGCATTAAAGGTGTAGTCGGCGAATCCACCTTCGGTTTCGAACGCCATCTCAATCAGAAGTTCTATACTTCAAGAGAATGGCGTCTTATCCGAGATGAAGTCCTAACTCGAGATCTGAGTTGCGATATGGGTGTCGACGGTTACGACATATTTCAACGCCCCATCATTCATCATATGAATCCCATGGCTCCTAAGGATCTGATTCGCGGCAACGTGGATATTCTTAACCCGGAGTATCTCATAACCGTCACACACCGAACCCACAACGCAATTCACTACGGTGATAAAAGTCTGTTAGCGCTTCCCCTTCCGGAACGTCGACCTGGAGACACGCGACTGTGGAGTAAACCACTACTAAAACTCGCTAGTTAGAAAGGTCTTCATGAAACAGCTTGTTAACCCTGTTCCCATGATTCCATGTGTTGGTGGATGGTGCTTGCAGTATGTTCGAGAAGCATTTCGCCTCCCCATCAAGTATGGAAGTGCCACTGAAGCTTGGAATATGTCGAAGTCCCAGCATCGGGATCGAAACTTCCCTCCAGGTCTATGGCTTCCCGTCTGGTATGGCATCGATCAGGAACCTCTTGGTCATGTCGTGCTGCGTTCTCCCGAGGGCAAGGTATATTCCACTTCGGATTACTCGGGATGGCCGGTTATTCACGATAGCTTGGAAGCTCTTGAGTCTTTCTACGCATATTACGGAATGACCCTTCGGTATCGAGGATGGACGGAAGACGTCGCCTCATATGCCGTAGTCGGAAACTCAACAATCAACGTCGAATCCACCACTACCACGAAAGCAGATGATTTCCTTATGGCACTCACCGCTTCACAGGCTCTCGATCGCATTGAACGCTATCTCGATGCGCCTGTTTCTGCTGTACCCAACAAGGTCATGGAGCAGACTGTCGTTCACGGCGGTTCGCATTCCTTCAAGACCGAGGTCGTTCTTATCCGTAAGCAGGTCATTGCACTTTCTGGTCTCGTTGCGCAGCTTGCAAAGAACCCGAACCTCGACGCTGACCAGATTGCCGCTGCAGTCCGCAAGGGTATGGAAGAGGCTGTCGTCGATGTTGACATCACCGTCAACGACAAGCCGATTCCTCCGTCCGCTGGCTAACTAGATGGTTACACGCTTCATCCAGGATCATTTCCTGGGAGGTGTTCTGCTCCTAGGTATCATCAGTGCCATTCTTGGTATTTTTGGTATCTGGGTAGCTATGTTCATTCTCGCGATCCATCGTCTAGCTGATCCGATCCTCAGACTTTTTGGAGTAGGGTATGGATAACGACAGCATTCTCGACACAGTAAAGCGACAGGTCTTTCTAGATCCTGAAGATACTGATGCTGACGAGGAACTAATCCTTCATATTAACTCAACCTTCTTTGTTCTCCAGCAATTGGGCGTCGGTCCTGAAATCGGCTATCAGATTACTGGTCGTGAGAACAAGTGGAGTGAGTTTATTGGAGATCAATATCTCGCTGCCGTCAAAACCTACATGGGTTTGAAGGTGCGACTCATATTTGACCCGCCACAAACTGGTCCTTTGGCTGAAGCCATGGAGCGACAGGCAGGTCAGATGGAATGGCGTCTTAATGTTCATATGGAAGGGGTGAAATGGGCAGAAGCGCTAGCGACATCCTCGGTGACCACGGAGTAATTCTGGACGAGGACGAGCTTGCTCACTTTGGAGTAAAAGGAATGCGGTGGGGTAAGCGTAAAAAGCAAACCTCATCAGACTCTGAAGGTTCTGATGGCTCTACCTCTAAACCGGCGAAGCCAGATGTCAAGAAGATGACTGACGATGAGCTGAAGTCTGCAATCAATCGACTTAAGCTTGAGAAGGAATACCTCAAACTTACTGAGCCTGAGATTAGTAACGGTAAAAAGATCGTTACAGCTCTACTCAAAGATGTTGGCGACGTCAGTCGGAAGCAAGCAAAGACGTATCTCAATCAGAAGATTGAGAACGCCCTTAAAGAAGGTCTGAAAGACGCTGCTAAGACCGCCGGTAAAGAAGCTGCTAAAGTTGGTGCGCAAATGGCCATCGAAGCAGCTATCTCTAAGGCATCTGGCGGGTCTGCTCGACCAACTGTAAAGTTCACGCCTCGTGCACAAACTACAGTAAAACTCTAGTGATGAAAGGAGGGTCGGCTTTGGCTCTGTCTAACACTGCAACACCAATTTATTATGGGAGATTCCGTGAGAGAGTTCTCAACGGAGAAATCCCCGTATGTAAAGAGATCAGTGCCGAGATGAATCGGATTGACGCACTCATCGCCGACCCTCGTTTCTACTATGATGATTTGGCTATCAACGGCTTCATCAAGTATTGCGAGAATGAGCTCACTCTAACGGACGGGACAGACCTCCACCTTCTGGATAGCTTCAAACTTTGGGCTGAACAGATCTTCGGTTGGTACTACTTTGTAGAGCGGAGTGTTTACGAACCCTCCCCTGACAACTACGGTGGTCGTTATGTCCAGAAAACTATTAAGAAGCGGCTTACTGTCAAGCAGTATCTGATCGTAGCTCGTGGTGCTGCCAAGTCCATGTATGCTGAGTGCATCCAAAGCTACTTTCTGAATGTGGACACCTCTACATCTCACCAAATCACAACTGCTCCAACCATGAAGCAGGCTGATGAAGTGATGTCTCCATTTAGAACCGCGATTACTCGCGCTCGTGGTCCATTGTTCAAGTTCCTCACTGAGGGGTCTCTTCAGAACACCACGGGAAACAAGATGAATCGAGTCAAACTCGCTTCGACCAAGAAGGGTATCGAGAACTTCCTAACGGGTTCTCTACTCGAGGTTCGCCCAATGAAGGTGGACAAGCTGCAGGGTCTTCGTCCGAAGATCTCTACAGTTGACGAATGGCTGTCTGGGGACGTTCGTGAAGACGTAGTAGGTGCTATTGAACAGGGTGCGTCCAAATTGGACGACTACCTGATTGTGGCGATCAGCTCTGAGGGTACCGTTCGTAACGGTAGTGGTGACACTATCAAAATGGAACTAGCTGGCATTCTCAAGGGCGAATTCGATATGCCTCACATTTCAATCTGGCACTACCGGCTTGATGAATTGGAGGAAGTCACTGAACCTGCGATGTGGCCCAAGGCCCAACCCAACATCGGACAGACCGTCACCTATGAAACTTACCAGCGAGATGTCGAACGAATTGAAGCTTCACCTTCATCACGGAACGATATCCTGGCTAAGCGTTTCGGAATTCCCATGGAAGGCTATACGTACTTCTTCACTTACGAAGAGACTGAGCCTCATAAGCGTGTACCACGTTTCTGGCAACTACCTTGTGCTTTGGGAGCCGACCTTTCACAGGGTGATGACTTCTGTGCCTTCACTTTCATGTTTCCTCGCCCTAATGGAACATTCGGAATCATAACCCGAAGTTACATCTCCCAAAACACTCATATGAAGCTTCCGGCAGCTGCTCGAGCAAAGTATGAAGAGTTTATTCAAGAGGGTAGCCTTCACGTTCTTGAGGGCACAGTCCTCGACATGATGGCTGTCTACGATGACCTCGATGCTTTCATTGAGAAGAATGGCTTCGATGTTCGAGCTTTCGGTTTCGACCCTTACAATGCTAAAGAATTTGTAAGTAGGTGGGAGCAAGACAATGGACCTTTTGGAATTGAGAAAGTTCCTCAGGGTGCTCGAACTGAATCTGTTCCTCTTGGTGAACTGAAGCAGCTGAGTGAGCAACGTATGCTCATCTTCGATCAACTTCTTATGCAGTTTGCTATGGGTAACGCCATTACGATGGAAGACACCAATGGTAACCGTAAACTTTTGAAGAAACGTCAAGATCAGAAGATTGACAATGTGGCCGCCATGATGGATGCCTACATAGCATACAAAGCCAATAAGGAGGCATTTGAATGAGCGACGATTTAAACGTCGACGAACCTGATAAAGTCGATGAGTTCCTTGCCCATATTGGCGTTAAGGGAATGAAGTGGGGTGTTCGAAGGGGTAATGCCTCTCGGACATTTGCTCGTGCTTCTAAAAAAGCAATCCGTCTGGATAAGAAAGCCAGTAAGCTTGCTAAACGCGGTGCCAAGCTTCAGTACAAGGGCTCGAAGTGGGGAAATTTCCGTAAGATCCGAAAGGGTATGCGACTCTCCTACAAGAGCACAAAATACAATGAGAAGGCTCGTAAGTGGGAGCTGAAAATGGCTCAGCACTTTCAGGGTGTTAAGGTAAGCGATCTCAGCCCGAAGCATAAAGACGCAGGTAAACAATATCTGCATCTTCTTCGTGGTGACAAATTCGCAGTTACGGACACTATGGGTAAAAAATGAGTCTACACTATAAAAATGAGAGGGGGTGAAAACTTATGGGGTTTATGCAACAGGTTAAAGATTTCATCGCTCACGCAGCAAGCTATAGTCCATTTGATAAAGAGGAAACAACTCGATATCAATCTTGGGGAACTAGTGCAAACTTTGGTCGTAATCCAAGTGTTGGAAGATTTGGATTCTCAGGGGATAAGACGGTTATCACGTCTATCTACAATCAGATTGCCATTGACGTTGCAGCAATTCCAATTCAACATGTTCGATTGGATGACGAGGGTCGCTTCAAAGAAAAAATGAAAGGTGGTCTTAACGACTGTCTTACTTTTGAAGCTAACCTCGACCAAGGAGCTCGTGCATTCCGACAAAATATCGCAATGACACTCTTTGATAAGGGTGTTGCTGCTGTATGCATCATGGAAGCTACCGATGATCCCGCTGTATCAATGGCTTACGAAATCCAAACACTGCGTGTTGGTGAAGTTGTGGCATGGTTTCCCGATCATGTTCGTGTTTTGGTTTATAACCAGAAGACGGGTAACAGGGAAGAACTCACGCTTCCAAAGCGTCAAGTAGCGATCATTGAGAATCCTCTCTATGCCGTGATGAACGACGATAACTCGACACTGAAGCGTTTGACCCGTAAGCTCAGCCTCCTCGATGCGATCGATGAACAGGCTGGTTCTGGAAAACTGGACATCATTATCCAGCTTCCTTATGTAGTTAAGTCTGAATCTCGTAAGCAGCAGGCCGCTGCTCGTCGACAGGACATGGAAGAGCAGTTGTATAACTCGAAGTATGGTGTTGCTTATGCAGATGCCACCGAGAAGATTACACAGCTAAACCGTCCTGCTGAGAACAACATGCTGGCACAGGTCGAATTCCTAACCAAGCAGTTGTACTCACAGCTGGGTATCACGAAGGATGTCTTCGAAGGTACTGCTGATGAAAAGATGTTGATCAACTACAACAACCGTACAGTTGAGCCAATTCTCACAGCTATTTCTGAAGGTATGGAGCGAAAGTTCCTATCTAAGACTGCTCGTGCACAAGGACAGGCAATTCGGTTCTATCGGGACCCATTTAAGAATGCCAGTCTTATCGACATTGCCGATATTGCCGATAAACTTTCTCGTAATGAGATTGTTACCAGTAATGAAATTCGTGCCGCTATCGGGTTCAAGCCATCTACAGAAGCGAAAGCCGACAAGCTGCAGAACTCGAACATGCCGAACGAGGATAATGTCGGCAAGGTAAAAGGCTCTTCGCCACCATCGGAAACAACTCAAGAAAGGAAGGAGAACCTTCAAAATGACAGTAGTCACGGAAACCAGTACACGGCCTGACTTTACGGGTTATGCTACACGGTTCGACATCGAGTGCTCCGATGGTCGTACGATCAAGCATGGCGCATTCGTTCATCAGGACCAGGCAGTTGTACCCCTCGTATGGCAGCATCAGCACGACACACCAAGCAACGTCTTGGGTCACGCGGTTCTTTACCACCGTGCAGACGGAGTTTACACTGAAGCTTTCTTCAATGAAACCCAGGCTGCTAAGGATGCTAAGGAACTTGTCCGTCACGGCGATGTAAAGATGCTCTCCATCTTTGCAAATCGTCTCAAGCAGATGGGTGCCGATGTTGTTCACGGCAATATCTGTGAAGTTAGCCTCGTATACAAGGGTGCTAATTCGGGAGCTGTAATTGAAGACATCAATCTTCGTCACGCAGCAGATGGTACCGACACCATGATTGGTGAAGCGATCATCTACTCTGGTGAAGAATTCACTCTCTCCCATGCTGAAACTTCTGAGACGAAGGACGACTCCGAAGAAGGTGAAACCGTTGCGGAAATCCTCGCCGGTATGTCACCCAAGCAGAAGACGGTTCTCTACGCACTGGTCTCTCAGGCTGCCTCTGGCTCTGTGAAGCACAGCGACGACTCTGACGAAGAGGACGGCGATGTCGTGCTTCATGCCGAAGAGACGGACGAAGAGATTGATGTGGATGAGGTTATCGATTCTCTGACACCTACCCAGCTCGACGTATTCCACACACTGATCGGCGAAGCCCTCGATAAAGAGGGTGTCGAAAATGATGGTGAGGACTCGAGCGACACCTCCAACGAATCGAATGATAACTCAGACGATTCAGCCGAACACTCCGACGCCGATTCTGGCGACGGTTCTGAAAATCTCCAGCACAATCAGGAAGGCTCTGCCGACATGACCTACAACGCATTTGAAAACGGCGCTACTGGCGGCACCGCCACCAAGGACCGTTACACGCTCTCCCACTCCGACGTCATCGAACTGAACGAGCTCGCTCAGTCCACTGGCTCCTTCAAGAAGGCGTTCGCCAAGTTCCAGCTCGCGCACGCTGACTACGGCATCGAGAACATCGACATCCTCTTCCCGGATGCTCGTGTCTCCTCGCAGACCCCGGAGCTCATCTCTCGTCAGACCGAATGGGTTCAGAAGGTTCTGGGCGCCACGAAGCACTCCCCCTTCGCTCGCGTCAAGACTATCCTCGCCGACCTGACCGCCGAGGAAGCTCGTGCCAAGGGTTACACCAAGGGCACCCTGAAGAAGGACGAAGTTGTCGTCCTCCTGCAGCGCTCCACCTCCCCGGCAACTGTCTACAAGAAGCAGAAGTTGGACCGGGATGACGTCATCGACATCACCGACATCGACATCATCACCTGGCTGAAGTGGGAAATCCGCTTCATGCTGAACGAGGAAATCGCTCGCGCAATCCTTATCGGCGACGGTCGTGCAGTGGGTCACGCTGACAAGATCAAGGACCCGCAGGGCCAGACCGATGGTATCGGTATCCGCTCCATCGCAAACGACCACGAGCTCTACGCTCACCGTGTTCAGCTGGCAGCCAACGTTGCTCCGGACGTGATGATCGACGAGATCACCCGCGCTCGTACCAACTACCGTGGCTCCGGCTCCCCGACCTTCTACACCACGGATGCAGTTCTGACCGAACTGCTCCTGCTGAAGGACAAGATGGGCCGCCGCCTGTACGAGACCGAGGCTGCTCTGGCCGCCGCGATCCGCGTCAAGGAGATCGTTCCCGTCGAACCGATGGGTGAGGACGCTACGCTCCTCGGCATCATCGTCAACCTGATCGACTACACGGTCGGTACCAACAAGGGTGGCGAGATCACCTCATTCGATGACTTCGACATCGACTTCAACCAGTACAAGTACCTGATGGAAACCCGCATGTCGGGTGCTCTGACCAAGCCCAAGTCGGCTCTGGTTATCCGTCGCGATCAGGGTACCGAAGTGACCGCTACGGCTCCGTCCTTCGACTCTGCAACCAACACTCTGACGATCCCGTCTCAGACCGGTGTTGAGTACCTGATCGACGGTGCTGTTGTACCGGCAGGTGACCGCGTGATCACCGAGACCACGGATGTATCGGCTGAGCCGACCACGGGTTACTACCTGGCTCCGCTGTCCACTCGTAACTGGACCTTCACCTACACCGCGTAGCTGAAGCTTCAAAATGGCACGGTTCTACGGTGAAATCGGTTTCGGAGACACTGTAGAAACGGTACCTGGAGTGTGGGAGGACGCTATCATAGAGAAGAAACTTTATGGTAGCGTCCCCCGCAACATCTATCAGTCCAAATCTTCTGACAAAGTCAATGACGATGTCGATGTAAACACGACTCTTAGTTTAGTTGGTAACCGCTATGCTTTCGAGCATATAAAGGAAATCAAGTATGTCAAGTTCGAAGGCGAATATTGGAATGTCGACACTGTCGAGATCCAACGACCTCGCCTTATCTTGAGTCTCGGAGGTGTTTACAATGGGCCAAAGGCTGGAGCTTCAGGCACTGCTTAGTGCAATTCCCGGAGTTAAGAAAGCTTACTTCCAGGAACCGCCTGCAAACATGATGGAGTATCCATGCATCATCTATTCGTTGGATGACGTCGATACTTCGTTTGCAAACAATCTTCCATACCGAAGCATCAAGAAATACCAAGTGACTGTTATCGATGGCGATCCCGATTCCGTGATTCCCGATATAGTCGCAGCCTTACCGACGTGTACTTTTTCACGAGCTTTCAAGGCAAGTAACCTTAACCATCAAGTCTACTCCCTTTATTTCTGAGAGGAATAAAACATGACTGTTCTTCAGTGGGATAAGGTCACCGAGCGCACCTTTGAAACGGGTGTCAATAAGGGTGTCCTCTACCTCCCCAACAACGTCGGTGCTTATGACCAGGGCTTTGCATGGAACGGCCTCGTCTCCGTTTCGGAAAGCCCCTCGGGCGCTGAGGCAAACAAGCAGTACGCCAACAACAAGGTGTACGTCAACCTGATCTCTGCTGAAGAGTTCGGTGCAACGCTTGAAGCCTTTACCTACCCCGAAGAGTTCGCCGAGTGCGACGGCTCCGCTGTCCCTGTGGCTGGCGTGTACGTCGGTCAGCAGCGTCGGAAGGCCTTTGGTCTTTCCTACCAGACGCTCATCGGTAATGATGTCGACGGTACGGACTACGGCTACAAGATCCACCTCGTCTACGGCGCAACTGCTGCTCCCACGGAGAAGGCTTACACGACGGTCAATGACTCGCCGGAAGCCGCTACCTTCAGCTGGGAACTGAGCACCACGCCGGTTGAGGTGGGTAACGGCCTCAAGCCGACCTCCACCATCACTGTGGATTCCACCAAGGTTCCGGCTGACAAGCTGGCTGCTCTTGAGGAACTCCTCTACGGCACGGTCGGTGGCGGAAGCGCTTCCCTGCCTTCCCCGGCAGCTGTTATCGCTCTTCTTGAGGGTACGGCTATCGAGGTTGCTCCGGTGGCTCCGACTTACAACCCGACGACTCACGTCATCACCATTCCGGCTGTCACCGGCGTCGACTACTACATCGACGGCGTAAAGAAGACGGGTACCGTCACGATCTCCGACGACACCGTTGTTACGGCAGAACCTTCCGAGGGCTACCGGTTCCCGGCTGTCACCGACAACGACTGGTTCTTCGACTTCGTCTAAGCCATACCAGAAAGGAGAGCAGGGAATGCTCAAGATTACAATTCCAGGATCTGAATCGTTCGACGAACGGACCGATCAGTTCGTTTACTCTGATCCGATCACTTTGGAACTCGAGCATTCTCTGCTCTCTCTTTCAAAATGGGAGTCTATTTGGGAGAAACCTTTCATCGGAAACGATGAAAAAACTATTGAAGAAACTCTCAGCTACATCTATTGTATGATTCTTACTCCGGATATTCCTGAGGACATTGTCAATAGACTATCTAACGACCTCATTACCAAGATTAATAACTACATCGATGCCAAGATGTCTGCCACTTGGTTTAATGAGAAGCCCCAGCCCGGTCAGCCTCGTCGAAGCCGTGAGACAATCACCTCCGAGTTGATTTACTACTGGATGGGGATCTACAAGATTTGGAAAGATTGCGAAACCTGGCATTTGAATCGTCTCTTCACCCTTATCAAAGTGCATAGCGCTAAGAATGAGGCTGGCGGTAATAAGAAGCCTCGTAGTAAGGCTGAGATGATGGCCGAACGTCGCAAACTTAATGAACAGCGTAAAGCTCAACACAATACAAGAGGCTAACCATTGAAAGGAGGCGATAATGACTGAACTCATTTGGGGAGATTACGGCAAACGCTACTTTGAAGCTGGCGTGGATCGTGGAGTCCTGTATATTCCCGGATTGGACGGCGTTGCCTGGGATGGGTTGATCGCGGTCAACGAGTCTCCTTCTGGTGGAGATGCCCAACCCATCTATGTTGATGGTGTTAAGTACATCAATCAATCGACAAGGGAAGAGTATGAGGCTACAATAGAGGCCTTTACCTATCCCGATGAATTCCTTGAATGTGAAGGGATTACTGCAATCGATAATGAGTCCAAAGGTCTCTTTGCTACCCAGCAGAAGAGAAAACCTTTCGGTTTCTCATATCGAACTCTAATCGGTAATGATGAAAAGGCTTTGGACTTCGGATACAAGATCCATATAGTCTATAACGCTTTGGCTCGTCCTTCTTCACGGGAAAATATGAGCCTTACCGAAGAGCAGGAAGTCTCTAAGTTTAGTTGGGACATTACAACTAAGCCAATTCCAGTTTCTGGTGCTTCACGTAGTGCTCATATTGTTATGGATACTCGTACAACATGGCCATGGGTTGTAAAAGCTGTCGAAGAACTCCTTTATGGAACTGTCGATACGCCACCAACCCTGCCGACACCTGAGGAACTAATTGCTCTATTCGTAGACAACGCTCTCCTCAAGATTACCGATAATGGCGATGGAACATGGACTGCTGAAGGTCCCGACGACGTCATTACAATGCTCAATGATACGGAATTCCAGATATCTTGGCCATCGGCTCTGATGATTGATGAAACTTCGTACACTATCAGTTCTCTATAAGAAAGGAGAAACCTTATGGCTACAGTAACAGGTCTTACCGCTGGTCGAATGCTCGAGATTGAGAATGCCTCAATTGTAAATGGCTACATTGATGAAGTGGGCCACCTTATTCTCGTTAATAGGGGCGGCGCAACTGTTGATGCTGGTCCTATTACAACATATTTGGCTACTGAAGAAGCTCCTGGCGGTATCGAAATTGCCGACGCCACAGAGGCTATCGCGGGAACTGATACCACACGAGCTATCACGCCATTCACTCTCGCCAACGTTCTTGCTACACGTTCGGGCTATCGCCCTATGGGCTCTCCCATTTTCTACACATCTAGTGGCACTTTCGTTAAGACCAACTACCCCGGTCTTCGAGCAATTCGAGTTCGTGCCGTAGGTGGAGGTGGCGGTGGTGGTGGCGCTGCTGCGGCTAGTTCTGGAAACCACTCATCCGGTGCAGGTGGAGGTAGTGGTGGATATGCTGAGAAATTTATTCTCGCAGACCAACTTGCCGCTTCTGAAACCATCACGATCGGTGCAGGTGGCGGTGGTGGCGCTGGTGGCGCGGGCGGTACAGGTGGCGCAACGTCATTTGGAACACATGCTGCTGCTAATGGCGGCAATGGTGGAGCATCGTTTGCTGACACTGCTTTGATGATTGGCGCTATTGGTGGGGCAGGTGGAACTCCGACTGCTGGAACTATTCTCATTAAAGGTTCCCCTGGAAACTTTGGTAGTGGAAATGCTTCTCTTGCCCATGGCGGAGTCGGTGGGTCCTCGCTCTTCGGAGCCGGTGGTTTCGGTACCTACAATGGTGCTACCGGAAGCTCTCTAGCAGGTGCTCCTGGAACTTTGTATGGCGGAGGCGGTGGTGGCGCTGCCGTAAACCAAAATGGGGCTTCGGCTTCTGGTGGTGCCGGTGCAGCAGGTCTCGTTATCGTGGAGGTATTCTTCTAATGGGCGCACAAAAATATGCAATTGTTGATGGAACTAAAGTAGTCAACGTTATCCTTCTGGATATTTCCGATCATTACACCCCGCCGAGTGGTCATCTGCTACTCGCAGCACCCAATGAAGTCTCAATTGGTTGGACAAAGGACGGTGACAACTGGAGTGCTCCTCAGCAAGCCACAACACCCGCCCCTGTCGAATCAGCCGACGACGTAGCTGCAAAGCAAGAAGCTGCGCAGGAACTTATCGATGCCGGAATCTCTGAGGTAGCTGCTCGTAGGATCGTTGGCCTTCCAACTTAAATAAGGAAATGCCATGACCGATTATATTGTGTTTCCAGGAGTGGATGGCGACAACGTCTTCGCTCCTGAGATTCGTCAAGCTATTGCTGATTCTCCGGAACTACATGCGGTTTTTGCTCCTGCCACAGGCTCGACCGAATATATGGCATCGGCATCAGCCATTGCATTGCTAGCTTCTAAGCTGAATATTTCGGAAAAAGGCATCGCTTTAGGTTTGGCGGCTCTCGATGCAAACGCAAAGTTGCTTGAGGCAAATATGCCCGATCGACTTTCCGAAGACTCCCTTAGGGCTAGTGTTGTAACAAAATTTAAACCGAGGACTTTCTACCCAATTAATGCTGCGGTAGTAAATCCTGACGGTGATGTGGTGACAGCAAAAGCTGCTTTCACTTCTGATGATGTATACAATCCAGGCAACTGGAACGTAAAAAAAGTAGACGGCGGAAGTCCGTAATTCACGTTCTTAACAAGGGGGACACATGCCAGCACAAACTGTAATTCAGCCGCGTAGGGGTACTGCCGCTGCGTGGACTACTGCAAACCCGGTTCTTGCAGCCGGTGAAGTCGGCTTCGAAACCGACACCTATAAATTCAAGCTCGGTGATGGTGCTACGGCATGGAATTCACTCGCTTATAACGGTGCCGACAAAGCCAACCTCGTACACACTCACACGGTTTCGCAGCTTTCAGATGCTTCGACTATCGGTAAGGATATCCTTCAGGATCCGGACGCGGCCTCGGTTCGTGCGACGATTGGTGCGGGAACCTCGAATCTTGTCATTGGTACCACGGGTACCACGGCAATGGCGGGTAACAAGACCTTCGCCTTCTCGGAAATCACCGGAACCATTTCGACGGCTCAGTTGCCTCCGATCGCAATCAGCAACACCTATCCTGTAGCCTCTCAGGCAGCAATGCTTGCGCTGACGGCAGAACGTGGTGACGTTGCTATTCGTTCGGATATCGGAAAGACCTTTATTCTTTCCACCGACAGCCCGGGCACCCTCGCCGACTGGTTGGAAGTTGTCACCACGGGTGCGGTTTCCTCTGTTGCTGGTCGCACTGGCGCAGTTGTTCTGACCAAGTCGGATGTTGGTCTTGCAAACGTCGACAACACTTCGGATGCAAGCAAGCCGATTTCTTCTGCAACTCAGACTGCTCTGAATGCAAAGGAAGGCACAATTGCCGCGGGTACTACTGCACAGTACTACCGTGGCGATAAGACTTGGCAGACTCTGAACTCTGCCGCAGTTGGTCTGGGTTCTGTCAACAACACTGCTGACTCGGCAAAGCCGGTTTCTACCGCTCAGCAGGCTGCACTCGACCTCAAAGCAAACCTTGCATCTCCCGCATTCACAGGTACCCCCAGCTTCTCGGGTGTTACTGGTGTTACCGGTCTTACCAAGTCGCATGTTGGTCTTGGCAACGTCGACAACACCTCGGATGCAAACAAGCCGATCTCTAGTGCAACTTCTACAGCTCTTGCTGGTAAAGCTGCACTTTCTCACACGCACACCTCGGCAGATATTCTGTCGATCGATGGAGGAACACCTTAACTTATGCCAGCACAAACTGTAATTCAGCCTCGGAGAGGAACTGCCGCTTCATGGGCTTCAACCAACCCGGTGCTCAATTCCGGTGAAGTTGGTTTGGAGACCGATACAGGTCTCCTTAAGTTCGGAGATGGTACAAAAGTTTGGAAGGATCTGGGTTATTACACAGGTCGTCCATTCGATATGGGTAACGTAAAAGATGATGTGCCCATTGAGATGAACTTCAATGTTGATAAGATTTCGGCGCCTGTCGGAACTCGAATGAACATTCCTACACACATCTCAAACCCGGGTCAGACTACCCACCCTTCTGCGCTATTCTTTCCAGAGGGGTGGGGGTCTCCCGCTAAATGGAAGTATTGGCTTGCCCATACTCCATATCCCGGTGGAAACGACGATCATGAAGATCCAAACATCGTCGTTTCCAATAACGGAATTTCATGGCAGGTTCCTGCTGGGGTAACCAACCCTCTAGCCGATGCGACGGGTCAGCCTGAGTATCACTCAGACGTAGACCTCAAAATGGGACCAGATGACACTATGTATCTGTTCTATCGTTGGGCAGCTTCTGTCGACAATGGTGGTACTGAAGAGCAGTTCCGTTATTTTAAGACAAAAGATGGCGTTAACTGGGTAGGACCTACAACATTCCACATCCTCGATCAGGATGTGCTACGAATCATGTCGCCATCTCTCATATTTGAAGATGGTAAATGGACTATGTGGGGTGTTGACATCACGTCATCGCCAAATAGGGTTATTCGAAGGAAGAGTGCAAACTCAAATGTTCCGGCATCCATGGCTGAGTGGGGCGCTATCGACTACCCAACACACAATGCTCTTCCGGCGGGTAAGGAACCATGGCACATCTTTATGATGAAACATGGGGGTAAATACTTTGGTCTTCTGAATACCTGTGATCTGGATCAGAACGGCGCTAACGGCGAACTCCACTTCATGCAATCGTATGACGGATACACCTTTGAGTCATCAGCAAAGACTATTGTACCCATGTATCAAGCGGGTGAGCATGATCAGCTCTACCGGTCAACAATGGTTCCGGCTGTTGAGAATGGTGTTCATGGATTCCGTCTCTTCTACACAGGGTGGACAGATGCTGGTCCTGTATGGAACCTGTATCGATCCTTCCTTCGTGCAGGTGGAACACCATATACAACACCAGATGGGACAGATGCCTATACACCTCTGTCACCAACCAACTGGACAAACAGGGGTAGCTTCGTAGTCAAAGACATTGGTAGCTACAAGCAGTTTGAAATCGACATTCATTTGGAACGATCTGCTGGGGCTCCAAACTTAGCGATGGCAAACACCTTTGTCTCATGCGGTCTAGTTATTCCAACCAACATTCGAGCGATTCTAAACAGCGCTTTGACATCGAAGTATCTACAGGGATGGCTTGCTGGAGCGGGTTTCAACCTGCCGGTTCAGGTGTTTATTAACTTCTATTCCGGTGAAATCATGATGCGACAGCAGAGTGGTACTTCTGTGAACATTCCTGCGGGCGTGTTCTTGGAAATTGCAACCGGCTTCAACATGCCGATCGATAACTTCCCTGTATAACAATCAAAATAGGAGTAGTCAATGGGCGTTTCAGTTAGCTCTTCGAGCGGTCTCTTTAAAAATACTGATCGCTACCTTCGCAAATTGTCCAAGGGGGATTTTCTGAACAATTTGGAGAAGTATGCTAAGGAGGGCGTCGCGGCTCTCTCCAAAGCAACGCCTGTTGACTCTGCCGAGACATCGACCTCCTGGGGTTTTAAGATCAAACGCTCCAGGGGGTCGGTGTCTATTCTTTGGACCAACTCTCACATGACTGTAGATGGAGAGCCTGTTGCAATTCTTCTGCAATACGGACACGCTACAGGAACCGGTGGGTATGTAAAAGGACGGGACTTCATCAATCCTGCCATGAAACCCGTCTTTGATCACATTGCAGAAAGCGTTAGAAAAGAGGTGAAATCTGTATGAGCACTACTATTGACGAACACATCGTCTCTATGAAGTTTGATGGTAAACAATTCGAAGCTGGGATTAGGTCTACCCAGACTTCATTGGATGGGCTCAAGAAGAGTTTGAACCTCGATTCTGCAAAGAAAAGCCTTGACGATCTTGCCCAAAAGGGTAAAGGTCTCATCCTAAAACTTAGCAATAAAGAGTTCGACGCAAGTGCGAAGTCTGTTTCCGGTACTGCCGATAACACGATGAAGAAACTCGCCGACCTCGATAAAGCTGGCAAGAATGTAACAATTAATCCAAATGCTACAGGTTTCCAGCGTGGTATGCAGGTCATGATGAATGGCGTAAACACTGCTATCACTCGCCTTGGTGATTTGGATATGGCTGCGAAGAAGGTCGATCTTAACTCCGTAGTCAACAGCATTGATAAGGTCTCTAACAAGTTCTCAGCCATGTCTGTCGTAGGCATAGCCGCACTTGCCGCATTGGGTGCCAAGGCAGCCGTGGTTGGTGCTCAAATGGCAGCAAACTTTGTTATCGATCCTGCAAAGTCTGGTCTGGAAGAATATGAAACCAACATCGGTTCTATTCAGACTATTCTTGCAAATACGCAGCATGAGGGCAAGAACCTAAAGGATGTTAACCGGGCTCTCGATGAGCTGAACACATATTCGGATAAGACCATCTACAACTTCTCCGAAATGGCTAACAACATCGGTACCTTTACGGCTGCCGGCGTTAGTCTGGATGACTCAACTGCAGCTATTAAGGGTATCGCCAACCTTGCTGCTCTCTCAGGCTCAAACTCTCAGCAGGCATCTACTGCTATGTACCAGCTTTCTCAGGCAATGTCCGCCGGTAAGGTTGGACTTGAGGACTGGAACTCAGTAGTCAATGCTGGTATGGGTGGTAAAGTCTTCCAGGATGCGCTTATCGAGACTGCTCGAAACCAGGGAAAGAACGTCGACTACCTTATTCAGAAGAATGGTAGCTTCCGACAGTCTCTGCAAGAAGGCTGGGTTACCACTCAGGTCATGAATGAAACCTTGGCTAAGATGACTGGTGACTTGACTGATAAGCAGCTTAAGGCTATGGGATACAATGACGAACAGATCATTGGAATCCAGAAAATGGCCAAGACTGCTCAGGATGCTGCAACCAAGATCAAGACATTCTCTCAGCTGACAGGAACCCTTAGCGAAATCACGGGTTCCGGCTGGGCTTTGACTTGGCGACTTATTCTCGGCGACTTCGAGCAGGCTAAGGCTATGTGGACCAACGTCTACAAAGTTCTTGGTGGAATTGTTCAGGCCTCTGCGGACGCCCGAAACAAGATGCTCGGCGACTGGAATAAACTCGGTGGTCGAACAGTCATGATTGAGGCTGTGTCGAACGCCTTCAAGGCTCTTATGGGTATCTTGAATCCGATTCGACGTGCCTTTCAGCAAGTCTTCCCGCCAACTACGGGTAAACAGTTGTATGACCTTACTGTCCTAATCAGGAACTTCACACGAGGTCTGATTCTCGGTAAGGACGCAACAAACGCGCTATTCCAAGTAGCTAAATTCCTGTTCAGCATCATTAAGCTTGGCACCACAATTATCGGTGGTGTACTCAAGATCTTTGGGGCTTTCTTTGGGGCACTCTTCAGTGGCGGGGAAGAAGTCAACAAAACCGGCGAACAGATTGGTAAGTTCTTCGAGAACCTGAATAAGGCTCTTAAGAACTTCTCATTCATAAACGCATTCTTCAAAATGATGCAAGATGGCGCTAAGAACCTTGGTGCTATGCTCGGCAATGTCTTCGGGACTATCGGACATGTGTTCTCGAACCTCGGGGTTATCATGTCGATCTTCTTCATCAAGGCAGATGCGTCGTTCTACGTATTCCGCAAGAATATCGAGATTGCTGCCATCGGTCTTCACACCAAACTCATTCCTGTATTCTATGCAGTAAAGGGTGCCATTGAGACATCCCTACGTTCGATTCGTCAGTTCAGCGATCTTATTCGAGATACTGTCGATGCGTTCGTAAATGGAGGTTGGGAAAAGGGCGTCAAGGTATTCCAAGATGGTCTTAAAGAACTCAGCTTCATTACCAAGCAGTCTTTCAAAGCTCTTGGTAAGGGTACTCAGCAAGCTCTTGGTGAGTTTGCCGCAGGTGTTGTAGATACTTGGGAACTTATTACCACTCGAGTTCGGGAACGCATCCAGTCGATTGAACGTTTCGTTAATCGAATCGTTGATCTTGGTAAGAGGGTTTGGACCGCTCTCGAACCAATCCGCACAGCAGTAGTTAAGATGTTCCAGGATATGGGTAAGGAACTGGCGAACGTATTCAAGGACGTCAACTACGACGATACCTTGGATATGATCAACACCGGTCTTCTTGGCGGTATCGTTCTTCTCTTCAAGAAGTTTGTGAAGGGTGGACTCGGTCTTGGTGGTGAACTAAAGGATGGCATTCTCGGCAACGTCGACAAGATGTTTGAGGGTGTGACCGGCGCACTTGAGGGACTAACAGGAACTCTTGAAGCTATGCAGAAGAATCTTCAGGCAGATACCCTGATGAAGATTGCTATTGCTATCGGTATCCTTACGGCATCTATTGTCGTACTCTCATTGATTGATTCGGCGGCCCTTACAAAGGCTCTGATTGCAATCTCTGTGATGTTTACTCTGCTTGCAGGTGCGCTGGCAGTATTTGAGAAGGTGTCTTCCGGACCGGCAGTCATGAAGATGCCCTTCCTCGCAGCAGGTCTTATCCTCCTCTCTATCGCACTTCTCATTCTGTCTAGTGCAGTCGAGAAGCTGTCGAAACTGAGTTGGGGTGAGCTTACCAAGGGTCTCGTTGGTGTTGTAGTTCTTCTTCAGGCAGTTGCTCGTGCCGCTAGTCTGATGTCGAAGAATGCGGCTAACCTGATCGCTACAGGTATCGGCATGATCGCGATTGCAATAGCTATTAAGATCCTGGCGAGTGCTGTAAAGGACTTCTCCTCGATTAGCTGGGGCGACATGATCAAGGGTCTTGTTGCTGTCGGTATTCTCCTTAGAGCTCTTTCAATCTTTACCAATACAGCTAAGGTCGATAAGGGTGCTTTGGCTACAGGTGCCGGAATGATCCTTCTGGGTGTTGCTTTGAAGCTCATGGCTAGCGCAGTTTCCGACTTTGCTGCTCTGAGTATTGGTAATTTGGTTCAGGGTCTCGCAACTCTGATCATCGTCATGAACACCATGTCGAAGTTTACCAATGCCATTAAAGACCCAACGGGAATCTTCAAAATGGCAGCAGCTATGGTTGTTCTCGGCCTCGCCATGAAGGTATTTGCCAGTGCTGTGAATGACTTTGGCACAATTCCCCTCGGGACTTTGGTCACAGGTCTTCTCGGCATGGCGGTAGCTCTCAAGGCAATCACTGTAGCAGTACAGGCTATGCCTAAGAATATCCTTGCTAACGCAATTGGGATTCTGGCAATCGCCGCTGCTATGAAGATTATGGCTTCAGCAATCAAGGACATGGGTGGGATGTCTTGGGAAGAGATTGGTAAGGGCCTTACAGTTCTTGCTGCTTCACTTCTTCTGATGGCCGTAGCAACAAATGCTATGTCGGGGGCTCTTGCCGGTGCCGCAGCTATATTTGTAGTTGCAGCAGCTATGACTATCTTGGCGCCTGCTTTGAAGACTCTTGGTGATATGTCATGGGATCAGATTCTCCATGGACTTGCAGCACTTGCAGGCATATTTGTTCTGCTTGGATTGTCGGGTCTCATTCTTGCTCCTTTGACACCGGTCATTTTGGCATTTGGTACAGCTATCGCCATGATGGGTCTTGGACTGCTTGCAGTTGGTGCGGGTACTTTGGCGTTTGCCACAGGACTTGCACTTCTGGCTGCAGTTAGCGTTGCCGCACTTCCAGCGCTTGTCGCATTGCTTATGGGTATTCTACAGCTGATTCCATTTGCGATGACTGAACTGGCAAAGGGTATTGTGGCCTTCGCAGGGGTGATCGGTAATGCTGCTCCAACATTCTTGAATGCGGCTGTGGTACTTATCATGACCATCCTCAAGGCAATTGATCAGGTAGCACCAAAGATCATTGACACACTGTGGAAACTGATCGTGATGCTGCTTCAGCTGCTTGTCAAAGCCATTCCTTTGATGGTCGATTCGGGTATGAAGATTGTTCTCGGAATCCTTAGGGGTATCGCGAACAATATCGGTAAGATTGTTCAGGCTGCAGGCGATATCATCGTCAACTTCCTGAATGGTATTGCCAGTCGTATCGGTCGAATTGTCGACGCTGGTGTAAATATCCTTGTCGAGTTTATCGGCGGTATTCGTAGAGCAATACCAAGGCTTCTGCAGGCTGGTGCCGACTTGATCCTTGATTTCATCAATGGTCTTGCCGACACTATTCGTAATAACAGTAGCCGACTCGATGATGCTGGTCGAAACTTGGCCAGCGCAATTATCGAGGGTATGGTCAACGGTATTGGTGCGGGTATTCAGTCCGTTATCGATGGAGCGGTCAACCTTGGTCGAAGTGCTTTGGATGCGGCTAAAAATATCCTTGGGATTAAATCACCTTCTCGTGAATTCAAGAAGGTTGGTGCTTGGTCAGCAGAAGGCATGGCTATCGGTCTTAACAGTATGTCTGGGGTCGTTGCAACGGCTGCTGAAGATATGGGGTCTACAGCTCTCACAACTCTTCAGAAGTCTATATCCGGCATCGCTACAGCAGCTGCTATGGATAACATCAACCTAAGTCCGACAATACGTCCGGTACTCGACCTGTCTGCAGTAAAGAAGGATTCACGTCTTATTGGCGGAATGGTTTCGACTACTCCTTCACTTGCTGTTGCTGGCACCTATGCGAAGGCTACGGTTCTGTCCAACGCCACACTCGCAAACCAGGAAGTTGTCGCTAGTAAGTCTGGTGCAACACCATCCGAGGGTACCACGTTGAACTTCACACAGGTCAACAACTCGCCTAAGGCCCTGTCGAGGTCTGAGATCTATCGACAGACTAACAACCAAATATCAGTAGCGAAGGGAGCTCTGACAAAGAAATAATGTTAAACAAAGTTGACGTTATCACCGCTCAGGGTGATGTGTTGGAGCTTCCCCTGGATGATGATTCCGAGGGATATACAGTCAGGGATATCGATGGGACTGACCCGGTTAAAGCCGTAATTGTTTCATCGAGTTTCGCTAATGTTGATGGTGAGCAGTTCCATTCCACTCGTCGAGAGGCTCGAGACCTTATCTTTAAACTGGTTCTCGAGCCCGGCGGGAATAACGGAACGGGACGCCAGCTTCGAAACAATCTCTACAAATATCTCATGCCTGAAATGACTGTAACACTTCGTTTCTATGACGATGAGATGGATGTGGAATTCGTGGACATTCAGGGGGTAGTCGAGTCTTTCGATTGCCCCCTGTACGTTCCAGAAATTGAAGCAACGATTGGTATCCGCTGCCTTCTTTCGGATTTCTACGAGATTGACTCGAGAGTTGTTGAAGGTTTCACAACCAACGACGTTATCGAGACAGTCATCGACTACAGCGGTACAGTGGAAACCGGAATTCTGTTCAACATCACGATGGATCGAGCAGTTCCGGAATTCATGATCTACCACCGCTCTGCGAACAATACGCTTTCTGCGCTTGAGTTCGAACAGGCTCTTAGTGCTGGAGACACACTGGATATCAGTACTGTTTCTGGCGCTAAGAGCCTGACCCTAACCAATGACGTTGATGGTAGTAAATCAATCCTCTATGGAATGAATCCTACGTCCAATTGGATACAGCTGTTCCCGGGTAGGAATTATATTCGCGTCTTCATTGACGACCTTGGGGCTCCAATTCCATATACGATCGAATACACCACGAAGTACGGAGGTTTGTGATGGAGGTGTATATTCTTGACGATTCTCTGAGAAGATCAGAAGTTGTCGATAGGTTTGAGTCACTTATTTGGACCGAAAGGTATACAGCTTATGGCGACTTTGAGTTGGTGACTCACTCAACGTCTGCCAATCGCGCACTCTTTCCCATGGGATCGAGACTTGCACTAAACGAGTCGACTCGTGTGATGCAGATCGATACAATCGAAAATAAACTGGATGCTGAAGGTAAGCATATGCTCACTTTGTCCGGTAAATCACTCGAGTCTATTCTCGACGATCGTATTGCCAACAACTCAATTGTCGGTACCACAGCGCACCCTAACTGGGCAATAGCTGATAAACCAATGAACATCGTGAGAACGATATTCAACACGATTTGTAGGACAGGATATCCTTCAAGCACTGAACGTATTCCCAACTTGGAAGCGATCATTCCTAATCCTCCCTACACGAGGCCCGAACCATCCGATGTCGTCACCGTAACTATCGAACCAAAATCTGTTTATACCGCTATCAAGGAAATTGCTGAAGCATATGACTTTGGCTACTCCTTGACAAGAATCGGTGACACAGGTCTATTGCGGTTTAGCGTCTACACCGGTGATGATCGGACGCTTTACCAAACTAACTTCAAACCGGTTATATTTAGCCACGAGATGAATAACTTGGAGAATATCTCCGAGCTCTCTTCTGAAGCTACGTATAAGAACACCTGTTATGTCATCACAAAGACAGGTGTTCTGGTATATTATGCTCCCGGTGTAGATCCTTCTGTATCTGGTTTCGAACGTCGTGTCATGATGGTTAAATATGATGGCGACGAGACTGGAACAGCACTTACCGATATCGCACGACAGCTGGCTTATGAAGAACTCGCTAAAGCTAGAAAAGTCGTTGCTTTTGATGGTGAGATCCCTCAACGAGGCTCCTATAAATATGCTCGAGACTACTTCCTCGGCGATCTCGTAGAGCTTCGCAATTCCGACGGTGTGTCTAGTCAAATGCGAGTTACTGAGCAGATATTTAGCTCAGATCAAGAAGGCGATAAGTCATATCCGACACTAGTCGTCGATAACACTGCCACCGTTGGATCGTGGGCAGCTGCAACAAACGTGGACGTCGATACTTGGGCCGAGAGGACCGACACATGGGCGACTGCGTAACATATTTAAGAAGGGAGTCCGACTATGGCTATCGGAGCTGACGCTAAGAAAGCTGGCTATTCTATCGTCCCTGATACGGGCGAAGAAGGTAAAGTCAAATGGGGCGCTCGAGAAATTAACCGAACTCGAGACTATATCGCTCTGGTTAAAGCACTTATCCCCACGAACCGACCTGCTCGACGTGTTTGGGCAGGCATCACTTCGGGTACAGCCAATCCTTCAGGTGGTTCTGACGGAGATATCTACTTCAAGATTATCTAACTATGGCAATCACTACGCCTCCAGCACCAGAACCTCTCGGCTTTACAGATACGACACCAACATCACTTGTTTACAAGTTTAAAAGTAACGGTGACGGCGGCTCAAAAGTCCTGGAATGGCAGATTGGGTATGGAACACATCCCAATACCCCACAGAAGTATATTCGTTCAGGAGGTCATACCTCTGTTGGAGGGCTTAAGCCAGCCACAGTGTATTACTTCTGGGTACGAGGACGAAATGCTAAAGGATGGGGTCCTTGGTCCGGTCGAATATATCGAAGGACCGATGCTGGAGCTCGTGTAAAGCTTGGTACTGTCTGGAAAGAAGCTGTACCAATGGTTAAATACAAAGGTAAATGGGTCGTTGCTGAAGCCTGGGTCAAGTCTGGTGGCAAATGGAAGAAAGCAAACTAAACATGAAACAAGCGCTAAAAAAGACCGGTCTTCATATACCTTTCGTATACCTTTTCATGAAGATTGCCGAACCACGAGTTCGACGACTCATGTATTTTGGAATCTATGTCGGATTGGGCATTCTTGGCTCGTCTGTATTCTTTAGGCCTCCTAGGGCTATCGAAGGTGAATTCGGACTCTTCCTCGTATACGTCTTTGGGGGACTTATCGTAGGCGGAACCATCTTGAGCACCATAGCAGTTCTTCCAGGAATTTGGTGGTTGGAACGCTCAGGTCTATATGCTATGGCCGGTGGTGTTGCAATGTACGCGGGAATGCTTGTATTTCTTGGCGCATCAATTCTTGTTACTGTTCTACCCACAATTTTCATTCTTGTCTTTGCTCTTCGCTGGCTGGATATTAGAGAATTCCTGTTAGCACCTCGAGAGGAGTAAAAATGGATGGTGAAACAGCGAAACTACTCATTACTGCACTCGGTGCGGGGAGTGGCGGGGCGGCGCTGTTGGCTCTGATTAACGGTCTGATCAAGTGGCTTTCAGGAGCAGCTGGTCGTGAGCGAATCAGAAATACCACCCTTGCAGAACAGCGTGCTACAGCTATTAAAGAACGTAATGATGCGGTTGCGGATCGCGATGAAAAGGTTGATAAGGCCGAAGCGGAGCGAGACGCTGCAGATAAACTACGTCGTCAAGCTGAAGAGCACGTCGCAAAACTTCAAAGGCAGCTAATACTCGCCGGTATCGAACCCGTCAAACACGGTATAGAACGTAAAGAGGAGTAATCAAAATGGCAGATCATTCTGCAACAAATTCTGGATTTGTCCAGTTGTCTGATGCGCAGTATGACTTCTTTCGGGCTATCCTGGAAAAAGTCTTCCCTGCGGCTGGTGTGTTTTACGCACTGCTTGGCGGCTATTTTCATTGGAATAATGTCGTAGAGGTGACCGGCTCGCTTGCTGGTGCTGCGGTATTTCTTGGTGTAGTTCTGAGCCTTGCTCGTAGGGGTTACACACCGTCTACCGAGACACCTCCCGGTGGGTTTGATGGTGCAGTTGTTGACGGAATTAATGAAGCTGGCGAACCGATTGTTCGAGTTCAGCTGAACGAGACTTCTGCTTCTGATCTCCTCAACAAGTCCCAGCTGGTAATTAAGGGATACGATCCGTCCGCCTGATGAGCGGATTCGCGGATAAAACACGCATTATAATGAAGACTCTTGAAAGGAGACCTCATGTTTAAAAAAGATAAAAACATTGCCGGACTCGAAACGGTGATTGGCCTTGTAACCGAAGCACTGCATGAAGCAACTCCCGGTACTGACGAATACAACAAGATCCTCGATCAGCTAGATCGCCTCAACAAGATCGCCTCCACACGGAAGAGCGAACCTGTGAGCAAGAACGCTTTGATCGCGGTCGGTGGTAACCTCGTCGGTATCGTGGCTATCCTTCAGCATGAACGGTTGCACGTCATCTCGTCGAAAGCCGTGGCATTTGTTGGAAAGTTCAAACCATAACATGAACCACCACAAGTAATCAAAATAGGAGTCCTGTGTAAGACTTAAAACCTCTTACACAGGGCTTCTATTTTTACATGGCTTTTAATTTTTTCGATTCTGAAAAAAAGCGCGGGGGGAATTTCTGGGAAAACAATCGCATGATTTACATGGGTTTTTATGAGAAGAAGACCCTATCAAATTAAGGAATAATCATGAAGATTGTTGAAAACTTTTTTAACGCCCTGCTCATCAGCATTGCTGTTGCACTGGTGCTTCTCGGAACTCTGTTCGTCGTCAAAGGCGGCCATGTAGAGATTCTCGAGAGGACACCGGCTAGCAACGTAACCCAGCCGCTGAAGGCCATGTTGGACGTTAATAAGGAACATCACATGTTTGCCAACGATTACGTCATCATCGACATCAGCTACAACAAGTAGCTAAGATGAGAATCCTACATGGATTCTCATTTTTGCATCGCACATTTTACATGCCTTTTAATGAGAAAGAAACCCCTCTGAAAGGAACTAAAATGACTCAGTACCAGCGCGATAACCAGCGACTGCTGCTCGAATGGGAAACCAAATTCGCAGCAATCCTCGTATGTGCAGAACTGAACACCCCGAACCTCAAGAAATAACCCTCAAGGGAGAATCCAACATGGATTCTCTTTTTTTTCGCGAAAATTACCTGTCTTATAGTGAGAATTAACCCTCTAGAAAGGAACACTAAAATGACTACAGTAACTCGCGAAACCGCTGCCACTCTGTACTCTGAAGCCCTCGACGAAATCGATCAGCTCGAACAGCTGCTCATGGCCTCCCCCAAGCACATCACTATGGATGACTTGAAGGAGCTCGGAAAGCTGCATAAGAAAGCTGCTGCGAATCGTGCGATGATCTTCCGAGTCTGGAGCCGAGCAGAGGAAGAACCTGTGAAGAAGCCGCTTTGGAAATGGATTTTTAAGAAGTAATTCCAAAAGAGGAGAGCCTAACAAGCCCTCCTTTTTTTTCGCAAAAATTACACGTATTATAATGAGAAGTTAACCCCTATGAAAGGAATCAAAATGTCACTCACCAAGCACTCCAAGCCCGTTCGTGCCATCGCTTCCGTCCTCTTTGTCCCCAAGGTCATTGCCTCCCTCCCCGGAGCCGCAATCGAATCCATCCGGGAATTCAAGGAAGATGTGAAAGATGAAATGAACCAGCGTGAAATGCTGGCGAATGCCGTCCCCTCCGAAAAGGAGTAACAACCCAAATGGGAATCCCTAACAAGGATTCTCATTTTTTTTCGTAGGAATAACGTTGGTTATAATGAACCAACTATGAAAGGAACAAAATGAAACACGAATACATCGATGATTGGTGCTACAAGCAACTTGATGAGATCAAACCTTGCACAGCGCCAATTGTCTTTGGTGTACCCCTCTGTCATCACATTCAACCTGAGAATGGTTATCGGTTCGTATACTAAGAGGAGGGCCTAACAAGCCCTTCTTCTTTTTTTCGCGGGGATTACACGTCTTATAGTGAGAACCCTACGAAAGGAAACCATGAACAAAGTCAAAATGTTCTGTCACGATCATAGAGAAGAACTCTTTACAATAAAGATGTACCTCCTAGTCGTCACAGTCCTAGCGATATTTGCCCATATGGCTACACAGTAAGACCCAAAAGAGGAGAGCCTAACAAGCCCTCCTTTTTTTTTTCGCGGGGATTACACGTCCTATAGTGAGAACTAACCCCTATGAAAGGACCCTAAAAATGGACCCCAAAGCCGCCCTCCGCGACCTCAAATGGCATGTTGGATACACACGTAAAACTCAGAACGAGCGCCTCAAAGAATATCTTGATGCGGATGTTACAAACACCATTGGTGAATTCATCCACACTCAAGCTGAATGGCAGCTCGACGATCTGATTCGTCACTGTAATATCTACCTACCCATAATTGAGACCGAACTCAAGCAGCTGGAAAAGAAACCATTGTTGGAACGCCTCCAATTCTGGAAGAAGTAATCAAAATAGGAGACCCTAACACGGTCTCTTATTTTTCGCGAAAATTACTTGTCTTATAATGAGAACCCACTATGAAAGGAAACATCATGCCCACTACCCTCATTACCGAACTCGAAAACGCTACTGACGACGAAATCGTTGGTGCAAGTCGCAAGCTCGCCCGCTTCATGACCAATAAGATTGTTATTGGTGTAGTTGCCAGCGTAATTGCACACTTCGCATCCGACTTCATCATCACAGCAATCGAAGGTAAGAAGAAGACACCTGAATTGACTGAATAGTACCTCGAATGGGAAGCCCGAACACGGCTTCTCATTTTTTCGCTAGTTTTACATCCCTTATAGTGAGAACCCACTATGAAAGGAACTACAATGAACAGCTTTAAGATCGTCCTCAAGACTCTTGGTGCCGTATTCGCAATCTTTAGTGCTCTGTACGCGATCGGAAAGATCGATCAGGAACGTAGAGATCTCGAATTCAAGTTGGCTAACTGCCGACGGAAGAATCGAGTGCTCAACCGTGCCTACGATCACGCCCTGTCGCATCTGACACGAGAAGAACAGCGTCACGTCAACGAAGATGCCCATGAAGACTACAAGTTCGAAATGCTCATTAAAGACCTGAAAAAGTAATCATAATAAGGGGCCTACACGGCCTCTTATTTTTTGTTTTCGCAAGAATTACACGTCCTATAATGAGAACCCCCCAAAACGAAAGGAACACACATATCATGAAGAAATATGGATTCTGGAATTTCATCCTCGACCTCATCCTTGTAGGTCTGACGGGTGGAATCTGGCTCATCTGGATTTTCATTCGCGAAATGCGTCGAAACAATCGTTGCGAACACCCTCGCTACGACCGCCGGTACGATAACCGGTACTAAAGAGGAGGGCCTAACAAGCCCTTCTTTTTTTTCGCCAGATTTACATCCCTTATAGTGAGAACCCCTATGAAAGGAAATCATGTTTAAAACTGTTAAAACTTTTGTTAACGCATTTAAATTCCTCAAGAATGAGATTGGTCCCCTAGACAAAGCCATACTCAGCTACACCCCGCTTATCACAAATCCGTTAGAAGCCCTTCGTGCAGATCGAAAATTGAGAGATGAAACTAGAAAAGCTCGGAAATACCTTGCTATAATACATCCCGAAATCGACCCGCTCCGCCGAATGCTATATGCGCGATACATGGCGTGGCAGGAGCTGCAGCCGGAAGCCTGGAATCAATACGTTGAAGATTTGCGTAAACTAGCATCAGAAACTGATTAAATCTCAGACTAGAAGACCCTACAAGGTTTTCTAGTTTTTCGCAAAAATTACATGTCTTATAATGAAGAAGTAACCCCCTATGAAAGGAAATATCATGGATTGCATCGAAGAACTGATTGAAAACAGCGACAAAATCGTCGTGAACTACATTCAGCCCAAGTACACCCCCAAAGAACAATTTGTCTCTTACGCGGTTGGTGCCACCGTCGGACTTATCTGCGTTGGCGTCATCCTCGGAACTGCCAAATTGGGCGATTTGGTTGGAACGGCTGTCTTTGAGTACACGAAAGCTCGCAAGAACAAGAAGAACCTCAAAGTTGTCCCCGATCCTGAAAAGGACTAACTCCTAATTAGGAGGCCCTAACACGGCCTTCTAATTTTTCGCAAGTTCTACACTCCTTATAATGAAGACCCCCTATGAAAGGAATATCATGAACGCCAAGAAGACGTACGAGAACGCTAAGGCTCGCCTCTTGCAGGCCTTCGAAGAACGTCCTTTGGAAACGATCGGTGTGCTCTCAGCCGCTGCACTTGCAGTTGCCAAGATCATATCGAGCACTACCGAAGCACGCAATGCGAAGACCTGGAGGAAGGAAGTCCAGCGTCGCGAACAGAAACAGCGCGCACGATACTAACCACTTCAAAATGGGAAGCCCTAACACGGCTTCTCATTTTTTCGTAGGATTTACACGCCTTATAATGAGAACCCCCTACGAAAGGAAATACAATGGATAACGTTGAATCGCCCGAACTCATCTTCATGTCGAAAGTACATGAGATGACGTCAAACGCAGACCTTCTCATCAAGACTTATGTTGAAGCTCTTGCCACACTCAAAGCTCTTCCCGAAGAATTCGAACTACCGAATAGGGAAGCCACTATTGAGTTGACAGAGCTGACCCTCAAGACTCTTGTTGAGATGAAGGTTACCGTTACGTCACTCACCGAATATTCGGCAGAGATGAATGACGCGATGCAAACCGCCATAGATATGCTCAAGAAGGAATAATCAAAATGGGAGGCCCTAACACGGCCTTTCATTTTTCGCAGGTTCTACATGGCCTTTAATGAGAAGTTAACCCACTATGAAAGGAACATCATGTTCAAGAACCACAAGCTCGAAATCCGCCTGAAGAAGGACCGCACGGAAGACGGCATGGTCGATGTGACTCCCTCGATAACCAAAGAAGACATCCTCGAAATCTCGAAGACTGTCGTCAAGTACGTTGCCGTTGGAGCCCTCACCGTCCTCGCCGCCTCCGCCGCTCTCGACACAGCGAAGTTCGCCGCTATGACTGGAATTGAAAACCGCTCCAAGAAAGAACTGGAAGACTAACCCAAATGGGAAGCCCTAACACGGCTTCTCATTTTTTGTTCGCAGGTTCTACATAGGTTATTATGAGAATGAACCCCCTCTGAAAGGAACCTATTATGGAAACCATCTTTGCTGTTCTGTCCATCATCGGCCAGTTCATTGAAGCGAACTCCTTCCTGATTGGAGCTGTTCTGTCCCTCTCGCTCTCAGCCGTACTCGCGCTGAATGGTGAGAAGTGGATGGAACGCTTGATCGAGAAGTACCCGTCGCTCATTGAAGAATTCGATGAACCGCAGACCATCTTTAGCTTGATCCGTAACAAACTCGTAAAGAACTAAATCCTCAAAATAGGAGACCCTAACACGGTCTCTTATTTTTTGCCTGTCGCAAAAACAACATAGCTTATAATGAGAAGAACCCCTGACGGTCTGATCTCCGACGTCCCCGTTGACGTGATTTCAGCTCCCTGTCAGGTCCACCTAGTTAGAGTGACATTCGCGTCACGGCTCTTCTCTATTTAAGGTATCACCGATAGCAAAAGTGATTCATTGCATTCTGCGTAACCAATTATGGGACAAGCACTTTGAGATGCAAGCCTTATATTTTTTGCATCTGCCCACTTTTCTGGCCAATCGCAGAAATAACATGGCTTATAATGAGAGAGTACATACTAGCAATAGTATCGAAGAGATTGTAGCAATACAATCACTCTCATTTTTTGTTTTGCCTATCGCAAAAATAACAAAGATTATAATGAGAAGAAGACCCCCATCATCGCCCGCTACTAGGGAATGTTCTGGGTCCGAGTAGAGAGAGACTACATCTTCTCATTATTTTTTTGACTCTTGAAAGGTTAAACCAAACTGATGATACGACTCACTCGCTATGCTGGGGTGGCACGGAAACTTGTCTCTGACAACTCTCCGGCTATCCTCACGGCTGTGGCTGTTGTTGGTGTAGTCACGACTGCGGTGCTCGTAGGAAAGGCTGCGCCTAAGGCACACCAAGATATCCTCCATGCGCAGTCCGAACAGACTGACGAAATAACTCTCGTCGAAAAGGTTCGGCTCACATACAAGCACTATATCCCGGCGGCTGTTACTGGAGCCTCCACCATCGCTTGCATTATTGGAGCGAACACTGTGAGCACTAAGCGTAGTGCTGCACTTGCCAGTGCCGTAGGCCTCAGCGAATATGCCTTCAAGGAATATCGTGAAAAGGTTGTTGAGCAACTTGGCGAAAAGAAAGAGACGAAGATCCACGACGAAGTCATGCAGGATGTCGTGCGTAGGAACCCGGTATCCGAAAGTTCAGTCATTGTGACTGGTGGTGGCCGCTCGCTCTTTCTCGACAACTACACCAAGACTTACTTTGAGTCCGATTATGAATCGGTCCGAAGTGCAGTCAACGACATCAACGAACAGATTTATGGACAAGACTACGCTTCTCTTAACGATTTCTTTAATCGTTTGTCTGTTCCTGGGAGTGTTGTTGGGGATGAAGTTGGATGGACTCACGACAACAAGTTGGAAGTTCGGTACTCAGCAGTCCTCACAGCAGATGGACGACCTTGTGTCGTTATCGACTACTGGAAGAACCCAATTCGCGATTACAACCGATTCGGATAAGGAAATATGGATTCAAAGCAGTTCACCTCAGTAGTTACGGAGCAGGTTCAGCGTTCGCTCGACATGCTTCGTGACAAGAATGAGCACTACAATCCGGAAGGCGATAAGCTCGAAAGCTTCAAGAAAGCTGCCGGGCTTCGTGGTCAGACTCCTCGTCAGGCTCTTTCAGGAATGATGCTCAAGCACACAGTATCGGTATATGACCTGTGTGATGCGGAAAATCTTGCCTCGTTTGATACTTGGAATGAGAAGATCACGGATCACATCAACTACCTTCTACTTCTTCGTGCAATTGTTGAGGAGGAGGGTCGGGAACTCTTCGACAAGTGTGATCAGTCGGAAGGTTCTGAAGATCCTCAACTTGCTGAAATTCGAGAGAGGTTGACTGCCCCGCCCACTACAGCATCCATTGCGGCAAATATCCACTCGCATGTCCCGAACGGTTACGAACACCTTCGTGACTAAGTCGCAAATTTAACGTGTCCTATAATGGACACCCTGTCTATCTTGAAAGGATAAAATCATGATCAAGAAGATCACCACCCTCGTATCGACCAACAAGCAGATCATTGCTCGGAAGGCTCTGCTCGTGGGAGGAATCGCCCTCGGCCTTGTCGCTGGCGCCCTCCTCGTGAAGCCTGAAGAAGAGATCGTCGTTGGCGAAGTCGTCGAGGAAAACGGCTCGATCACCGAAACCAATCCCGAAACCGACTGATGTCCCCTAGGAGTGTATGTAGAGAAATTTACATACACTCCTAGTCTTTTTTTGAGAGGAAAAAATGCCTGAAGAAGCAGTAGATCACGACCAGTACATCAAGAAGGCTAAGGCCCTTGTAGCCGAAACCTTTAACCAGAGGTTTGAAACTTCGGATATGCAGACCATTCCGGAAGACTTCTATATCGTCTGGTTCGTCAAGGTTCTCGGTAATTGGAAGGCAATGGTTAGTACAGACATCGTCAATGGTTTTTACTGGGAGGTGACGTACAACGGCGTTAAGCAGGAGACGTACGTCGACCAGTACATCAAGGATGTCAACCGAGGATTCTCCGACTCCTCTTATGAAGGGCTGCTGGCGTACAATGCCTCTCTGCCCCGAGTGTAAGAACGGCAAGACCAATATCTGCATTGGTGTAGCCCTCGATCCCGAAACCGACGACTTTGTCGAATGCGGTACCAAAATCCAAGCCATTTTCGAAACGGAAGAAAACAACTAAATGCTGAAGAAAGCAATCACCTACACCGACTTCAATGATGTCGAGCACACCGAGGACTTCTACTTTAACCTCACGAAGGCAGAGATCATCGAGCTCGAGCTGACCGCCGAAGGAAACAGCTTCGTCTCCTACCTCGAGAAGGTAGTCGATTCGCAGAATGGCAAGCTGATCATGGACACCTTCAAGTCCATCATCTTCAAGGCCTACGGTGAAAAGTCGGAAGACGGCAAGCGCTTCGTCAAGTCCGAGAAGCTTGCTGAAGACTTCTCTCACACTGCGGCATACGACGTTCTGTACGTGGAACTCGTGACTGACGCAGGTAAGGCAGCCGAATTCGTCAACGCCATCGTTCCGGCAGAACTCGCTGAGGAAGCGAAGAAGCAGAACGATCCTCGCATTCGGTCGATGGAGCAGATGCAGGGCTTCCGTCAGAAGCAGGAAAAGCCGAAGACCACTGTCGAGAAGGTGCCCGATCTTCCGGCAGAACAGCCTGTAGTACTCGAGGCTGCCCCCGCAGTTCTTGAGTCCGGTCCTACGGGACAGGAAGCTACAACTGAAGTCGCAAAGCCGGACTACGGCTCGATGACTCGTGAAGAGCTCATGGCAGCTCTTTCTCAGAAGTAACACCAAAATATACAGGGGGATCACCCGAATGCCCATTGGGTCGATTTTAAATGACAGAAGATTGTGCCCCGCTTCTTAAAGGAGAAATAAGATGATCAGTCCCGTGCTTGTAAGTACAACCAAAATGGTTAGCACCATGCTCGTATCTTCCGGTGTTAGCACAATCGTCGGTTATGCTGCAAAATCAAGTGTCCCCAAGGTCGCTCCTTTCACCATTCGCCATATTCCGGCGGCAGTCACTGTTTGGAAGACATTTCAGAAGTACGCAATTCCGGCAGGCGCGGCTGCTCTCGCTGGCATGGCATCCGAACAGGCTGTCAAATATGCTGACAAGAAGATCGACCAGACCTTCGACGATGTCGAGAAAATGAATGTGTGGCTCAATGAGCTCGTCGACAAGTCCAAGAAGAACGACAAAGACTCCAAGTAGTATATCGAGTTGCCTCGACGTACGCCCCTAATTTAAGGATTACAAATGTCATCTGCAGTACCCGGGCCCAAGATTAATTATCAGGGCAACAGCAAGCTCGACAAGCAAATCGCTGCTGAAGAAGCGGCTGTCAAAGCAGGACCTCGTCTGAAGAAATTTGAGGGCGTAAATCTCGTCTCGACAAAGCCGACTCTCGGTTCGAGGATTCGTAAGAGCTTTGGCGGACAAAACTTCAAGATGGTCGCAACGGCAGTCCTGCTTGAAGTAATTGTCCCAAATGCAAAAGACCTCCTCTTCGATATCGTCAACGAAGGTGCTCAGCGCTCGATCTACGGTGAAAGTGGACGTCGTCGCTCCTCGACCTCTTCGCTTGCGCAGACGATCGTGAGTGGTGGTGCTACTCGAATTCGTGGGACGAACTACAACAGCGTCAGCACACAGACTCGGATTGTTGGCGGTCCTGGTCCAACTCTGAGCGATCGTGAACGTCAGCAGTTTGACTTCTCCAATGTTGTATTCCAAGATCGAGATCGTGCTGAAGAGGTTCTGGAAACACTCAAGAGTGCAGTCGAGGACTTCGGCGTCGTTCCTGTAGCAGATCTTTACGATGCTCTCGAGATCACTGGAACCGGCTTCACCGATCAGAAGTTCGGTTGGGATGCAGCATCGCTCAACGGCGCTCGTGTTCAGAAGGTTCGAGAAGGATTCATTCTGCTTCTCCCCGCTCCGATCGAGATGCAGTAAATGGAACTGGTCTCACAAGAAGATCTCAAGCAGGACTCTGGAAAGAAGTTTATTCCAGAGTCTGTGCTTGTGATGATGCATACAGACGTACTTCAAGCAGCATCAGACGCTTTCTCCAAAGCGTGCATGGATCATCCTGAGTTTGAATTTGGGACGGTCTATGACCAAACTGCAGGAGGCGTAATCGTCTACTGGCGTCGTGTCGCCTGAACAGAAGCGAGCCAAGGTATTGGAGCGATATCCTGGCTCGCTTAAAATCGCAAAAATGTCGGATGCTCAGATCCATGTAGTCTACATGCGATTGCTGAACAGGGGAGAAATACGATGATCATCGATGACAAATTTGTAGTGCTAGCGGGAATCGTAGCTCTGATTGCGATTCTCTATGCACTCGGGGAGGTGCTCCTTCGACGTAGGACGAAGAAGGAGCTCGATTCCACTATTGAGGCAAATGTGGATTTGACCCAGTACGACGATATTCCATCAGGGGCAGCTGTCCTGATGGCATGGTCGGAGCCTGGTGATTTTCCTCGTTACCACAAGAAAATGCAAGAAGAAGTACGCAAGAACATGCCCGTACTTGCACGAGCTCTTGACCGCATGGTCAAAGAATAATTCAGGAGAAAACAGAAAATGAGTAACGAAGTGGCAAACACGGTACACGACGTAGCGGAAACCGTCGCCGCAGCAGCAGAGCCTGCGCAGAAGATCGCAACCACGGCAACTTCCCTGTTCTTCAAGGGTGTTGGCAAGGTCAAGCGTTTCAGCCCTGAGATCCTCATGGTGGCCGGTGTAGCCGGTGTGGTAACCGCTGGAGTCCTCGCCTGCAAGGCAACTCTGAAGCTCGAGACAGTTGTCGAGAAGGCCGAACAGGACATCGCTGATGTCAAGGATCGTCGTTCCGTGAACGAGTTCGACTCAGAGACCGAGTTCAACAAGGCTCTCACGAAGGCCTATGTCAAGCGTGGCGTCGATATCTTGAAGCTCTACACTCCGGCTCTGTCTGTGGGTGTTCTCTCAATCGGCGCACTCCTCGGCGCCCACGGCATCATGAGCCAGCGTCAGGTTGCAATTGCAGCTGCCCTCAAGGCAACTGAAACGGCATTCGAGAACTACCGTCGGGCAGTTTCGGATGAGTTCGGTGAGGAGAAGGAAAAGCAGATCCGCTTCGGCATCGTCGAGAAGGAGATTCCCGACTTCGATGAAGAAGGGAACCAGGTTGGGACCAAGAAGGTTCTGGACATCGACTGGAAAAACGGTCGTTCTCCGTACGCTCGTGTCTTCGATGAGCACAACGACCTTTGGTCAAAGGTTCCGGGTCAAAACCAGCTGACTCTTGCACACCAGCAGAACTGGTTGAATGATCGACTCAATGCTCGGGGATACCTGTTCCTGAATGATGTCTACGAATCTCTTGGTTTCCCGGCAACAACGGAAGGTCAGATTGTCGGCTGGCTTCGTCGCGATCATGAGGATTCCAAGGATGGTTGCATTGATCTCGGTCTTGACGAGATCGAGAAGGCCGGTGTTCGTGACTTCGTGAACGGCTTCGAGCGTTCTTGCTGGATCGACTTCAACGTCGACGGCGTCATTCACGACAAACTGTAACTTGCAATTTCCGAGTGGTGTGCTGCAAATATGTGTGGCACACCACTCGTTGTTTTATTCGCCCCTTATTTTGATGTAAAGAAAGAGTCTCAGAAAAATGACGAAGCCGTCTGAAGTTACCGTTGCAAAGAAGAAGCCGTCTGCCCCGGTTCGTAACCCTGCGTTCCGTGAGCATGAAGGTCTGCGCGCTCTGCAGAAAGAGCTGAACAGCAAGCGCGCTCCCCGTAAGAACAAGTAGGCGAGAAAGGTATGGCAAATGAAAATGTCAAAATCGGAATTGCTCTGGCAGCTGGGCTCTGTATTGGTGGAGGAGTTGGCTACTTCATTGCTGAAAGAAAAGTTCGGCGTGAGACGGAAGCCGAAATCGAAGGTGTCAAGACTATGTTCCGCCGTCTTAGGGACGAAGATGCCGCGCAAGCCAGGGCTGATTGGAATCCTGACACCGAGGAAGACATTGAAAAAGAGCCTGAGGCAGACGATCACGACGGGGTTACTCCGGAAAGCGTTGCAGAAAAGGCAGTAACTCTCGGCTACGTCAACGCGGAAGACGTAGTACTCAAACGAGATCCGAATTATGTACCACCAGTTTACACGTCAGCGGGGGACGAACCATTCCCAACACCTAATGAGGTGGAGGACGACCTTAGAGAGGACGTCGAGTACGTGCACAATATCCGAGTTGTCAATCCCGATCGTAATGATCCGAACGATGTAACGACATGGGACCGCGATCCTGATTTCCCATATGTCATTACGGAAGAAGAGTTCCGGATTGACGAGCCCACTTTTGAAAAGCTGTCGATCACCTACTACAAGCAAGACAACACTCTTGCTGATGAAGGACGACAGTACATTCCCGATCTCGAAGGGACCGTTGGGGAAGACAACCTCCGGTTCTTTGGTTTGGCATCAGGTGACCCTCGAGTTCTTCACGTTCGTAATGAACGTGTTATGGCGGACTTCGAGGTAACTCTCGATCTCGGATCATATTCGAAGAATGTCCTCGGTTTCGACCCGGAAGAAGAGGACATGAACAACCTTCCCAAGAACAAACTCAGGAAAATGAGGTAGAGGTGAGTGAATAACGAAGGGACGTTAGACGACCTATATCTCGAGTGGCTTTACAAAAGGTTCATAGGATCTGTATCTAACAAGAACCCAAGAACCACATACTGGGAACTCGCAAAACAGCTATACACAATGCCCTTTACATATCCTATGCGCGATGACAAGAATCGTGCTGAGGATGGTAAAAGTCTTCAAGATCAGTTCTTCGATGAATGCGATATTGAAGACGTGGAGATAAGTTGGCAGTGGCGTGAGGCTTCAGTACTCGAGGTAATGATCGGTCTTGCCTGCCGGGCTGCTTTTGAAGTTGATGAAGAGCCCGGCAATTGGTTCTGGAAGTTCATTCGCAACCTAGGACTTCAGAGCTATAGCGACAGTGTCTACTCCCAAATTGTCAAGGAGGAGGTCGATGCTGTTGTTAGAAGGTGGCTCGACCGAGAATATGACAAGAATGGAGTTGGGGGGATATTCCCTCTAAAACATGCAAGACATGATCAGACGCAAGTCAATCTTTGGTATCAACTGCAGGCATATTTGCTCGAGAGTACTGATCTCTCGGATGTCTCATAACTAGCTCCGGGAGAGGAGGGAAATATGGATTTGGATTTCTGTCGCGTCATTGAAGCCCCGGGCAAAGATGACAAGATTGAGATTAGGCCGGACTTTAAAGTCATGCGGTCGAAGGACCTTATGGTTCGAGGCAAAAGCTTCTATGCTGTGTACGATCACGAAGCAGAAATGTGGTCGACAGACGAGTACGACGTTCCACGTCTTGTGGACGCTATGCTCGAGAAGCGGCGGGATGAAGTCAGGAAGCGTCATAACGGAGTCATATCTGTTAAGTACATGAATGACTTTAGTAGCAGTAGCTGGCTGAAGTTTCGTAACTACATTGGACACTTGTCTGATTCGGCAAAGGAACTTGACGAGAACCTGACCTTTAGCAACACAGAGGTAAAGAAAGGCGACTACGTAAGCCGTCGTCTACCATATCCTTTGGCTCCCGGAGATCACAGCGCTTTTGATGAGATCATCCACACCCTTTACGAACCTGATGAAGCCGCAAAGATTCTTTGGGCTATCGGTGCCATTGTGTCGGGAGACTCCAAGAAGATTCAGAAGTTCTTGGTCTTCTATGGAGCTCCCGGCGCTGGTAAGGGTACGATTCTCGAAATCATCATGAAGCTCTTTGAAGGTTACTACTCTACATTCGATGCTAAAGCGTTGACTGGGAATAGCGCCTTCGCCACTGAAGCATTTCGATCAAACCCGCTTGTAGCAATCGATCCCGATGGCGACATGTCACGACTGGAAGACAACACTAAGTTGAACGCCGTAGTCGGTCATGATGCTATGACGATTAATGAGAAGTATAAGCCGCAACACACTATGCGGATTCGATCGTTCCTGATTATGGCGACTAACAAGCCTGTCAAAATCACGGATGCTAAGTCGGGTCTTATTCGACGAATGATCGACGTCCATCCTTCCGGTGCACGACTCTCGCCTCGTAGGTACCAGGCGCTAGTCTCGCAGATTGATTTCGAGCTTGGTGCGATTGCGCATCACTGTCTTGAGGTCTACCGGAGTATGGGACGGGATTACTACTCAGGCTACAAGCCGATTGAGATGATGCTTCAGACTGATGTGTTCTTCAACTTCATCGAAGCC